TCGGGCTAGGTGCTGCTCCGGTGTAACCGTCTCTAGCCCGAGCGATTTCCGAGTAGCGGAATGTGCCGCCATTTCGGTCTTCCATGCTGCCTCCGCTCGGAGGAAGAGGTCTAGCTTTTTGTCAGGGATCAGCTTGACGTAGTCCTTGAATGCGTACTCACTTGGAGCCGGGTCGAGCAGTCGAGCCAGTTCCCAGAACTCATGGACTTCGCCGGACCCATCGTCAAAGGCGGCGAGCCACTCTTTGAAAGTGGGCGGAGCCTCAGTGACCGTGTCAGCGATGCTCACGGATTGTTCGGCAACCAATACTGCCGGTCGGGGTTGGCGGCGAACTCAGCCCGCAGCGCTTCCTTGAAAGCGTTGATCTGAGGATCATCGTCGGGGAGCCGGGATGGACCCACCGAACCGCGCATCTCGGCGGAGACTTCGATTGCCGCTCGCTCCATCGTGTCGTAGTCCAGATTCCAATACCCGTCCTCCACGACGGCCTCCAATCCTGCCGCCGCCAAACTCGCTGGCACTTCACCAGCTACACCGGATACCTCCGGCAGAATCGCCCCCGGCGGTGTCGGCGTCGGCGGCAGATACGGCGGCGCGGGCGGGAAGGCGAAACCACTGTCAGTCATGGCGACGACGCTTTCCATCGTGTGTCGCTTGGTCTTGCTCTTGTTCAGAAATTCCAAGAGCAGAGCTTCATCGTGAATCTTGGAAACCCCGTCCACTTGACTGAAGATCAGTCGCGGCTCTCTGAAAATCTCATTGTTCCACAGCCACATCTCATGGATCACGCCGCCCTTCGCCAGATCGAAAAAGGTATCGACCACATCGGCGTGCGTCTTTTCGATAAAGGGATGGGGAACGTACCGACCCGTCACAGCACCACGCTCGTCAGCGAGCCGGATCGCCATATCGGTTGGGAGGGTGGCGTAGTTGGCGACGATCCTCATGTTCCGCTTCCGAGCGGTTTCCAATCGACTGAGCACCGCGCCCGCGCCCTTGTCAGCAACCCCGTCCATGACGATGTGCTTGTCGAGTGGGGCTTCCCGAACCATCCGGCCCGAGATGTCTGAGGACTCTTCATGCACGAACTGAGCGGCGTTCTTCTCATTGGCTTCCAGTAACCCGATGAACTCAGGGATTTCAAACTTGATGTCGTCGGCATTGACTTGAATCGCGCCATTGCCGGTCGGGACTTGCACCAACTCGGCTTCCAGCATCGTGCTCTTTCCCGATGCAGGCCCGCCACCCATGAGGTAGAAGATCGGTGGCCCGTCCGCGACCAGTGCCGCGTCGAAAGTCTCCTGAATTATCTTGTCGTGCAATTCCTTGCGTTCTGGGTTCCAGTCCGTGCGAGCGCCTCCCTGTTTGAATGCGTCTTCTGTGCTACTGAACCAGTACGGATTTGCAAAACCGTATCGGCCCATATCCATACGCTCGGTGACCTCTTGCGCCAAGTCAGGATCAGCCGGTTCGTAAAGCACGCCTTCATTCAAAAAGACTTCCTGGCGAGCCGACGGAGACTGCAACTGGAAGACCCGGTTGTATTCAAATTGCCCATGCGGTCCCTGGTAAGTCGCCTCTGCCGACTTGCGCCGTGGCTCGGGCGGGTAGAGCAAGAGAACCGTGTTGCCGTCCTCACCGACTTCGTCCACAACCATGTGTCGGAAGGTTCCCGGCTTGGACTTGGACTCCACCACCACGACCTTGCCGGGAGTCAGTTCATCGCTTTCAAAAATGGGAGCGCCCGCCACTTGCTGATCCAGGCCATAGACCGGCGTGCGAAGCTCGCGCTCTACCGGACGATTTGGAATCTCCGGGGTCAGTTCCCCAAACTCCGGCGGAAGACCGCGGGCCTTGGGAGTGGGAATCGGCTGAAGATGGGGCAAGGTCGGTCTGTCGTCCATCCCGAGCCGCCCCTTGAAAAATTGCTGTGCGGTGTCCCGAGAATCCACGTCCCATGTGCGACCGGGGAAGCGGAGACTTTCCAAACGAACCCGGTTCTTCCCAATGACTTCGACCACTCGCCCGTTCTCCCGGCCCTTTCCCGACGAACCAGGGGCATTCATAATGTCGCCCACTTCGACCCACCGACCAATCGAATCCCGCGGTTGCCATAGCCAGGGCGCAAGATTTATCAGCCGCCGCAATGTGTCTCCGGCAGTGAGGACGTGAAGGGTGGCGCTGGCGGCGAAAGCGGTGGTCAGATCAGCCGGTTCAAAGGCGTTGGCAGTCTCGGTGTCCTTGTCCGACGGGACTGCGAAAAGGAAGCACCGGCAGTTGATCCGCTCGTCCAGCGGAGCGGTGGGATCGCCGGGATAGTTCAGCCCCTTTTTGAAAGGCTCCCCGACGCTGGCAGTGCGGCCATGAAGCTCCCGGTGTGAGAGACGGACCTTCTCGTCGCCCCGAGTTAGCCACAGCTTTTTGTAAGCGGTGCCGTCCGGGTCGAGTTGGTTGAGAACTTCCAGGGTGAGTCGATTGGCTGCGCCGGTGGAAAGGGTGCTGGCGACCGATTCGGCAAACTTGGAATCCGTTTTTGAATCCCGACCCTCATCGTCCCGAGCTAGATAGTCATTCACCGATTCCTTCACCGCGGCGGTGAAAGGCTCGGCAGTTTCGGTGAAGTCGATATCGACGGTGGCATCCTTGTCCCGGTCACGGAACAGGAACGCGCCAAGGGCAGCGGCAGCAAGAGCCTTGCGGAAAAGGACCGCTCGGCGGTTGGTCTGCTCTGAGTCCTCACCGCCGGAGGCAAGATAGGCGAGTACCAGGGCTTGTAAATACGGTGACACATCTCGGGGAAGCTCCTGAACTTGCTCCGCTGTGACCGGCTCCGCTTGCCGCGTGGTCATGTTCCCGTCCTTCGGGCTTCGTAAATGATGATCGCCCCGAGTGCAGCGACGACGACCAATCCTGCTATTGCAAAGATAACCGCAAAAGTGACCGCCGTGTCAGAAGCGTTGGTGGTGAAGAGAATGGTCGAGAGCAGAAGCAGCGCCCCGCCCAAGTAGGCGAGCGCAAGTTGGGCGGACCTCACTCGGACTTCACGGTGAACTCGCCCCTGGCAATTTTGCCAAGCGTGCCAATTGCATCTCTTGGCTCTTCTCGCCCCCGCCACGCTTCCAAATCACCGATCAGCGACGACACCAATGCCGCCAGAGGAACCGGCCTCACCACATCGGCAAGATGCTTGGTGGCATTCATATCGGCTTCGGCCTGCATCATCCTCTCCACCTTGTAGAGCACGTCGAGCGTCTTGTCGATCTGCCGGATGGTGTCTTCACTCACTGCTCTTCGTCCGCCTCAGAGTCGAGCATTTCGACCACGTCGAGAATCTCCTGCCCGATCCGGCGAGCTTCATCCGGCCCACCTTTGAATCCGTTTTCCATGAAGATTTCGTGGATTCGGTCGAGCTTGATTTCGGTCAGTTCTGTGTCTACCGGCATGGGTGAGAGCGTAGTGGAAATTTCTTTCGGAAATCGCTTTCGTTTCTGCGCTCGTTCGCGACATACAACACAGAACCCCCGGTCGGGAGAAGGCCAACGCCACCCGCGAGAGCGGACACCGGATGCACTGATCGCCACGCTCCACCGGGAGTTCCAAAGAATTTGCATTCCATTTCAAATGGGCTATAATTCTTAGTGCAAGACACAGACAGGAGATGCCCATGAACCTCAACGCCCATCTCTTCCGGGTCAACGGGACCGACCACGTCGTTCTCAACCGGAGAACCAAAATCAAAAGAACTCCGAACACTGCCAACGGGCATCACTTCCTCTGTGGTCCCAAGCTCACCGACCAGGCTCAGAGAATCACTGCCGTCACCCGACCCTGTGACAAGTGCCTCCGGTCGTTCAACGGATTTGTTGATCTTTGCGATGCCGCCGAGAGAAAGGACACACCATGAATTGTGAATGCGTACTCGGGGTCGCCTACTGCGATGCCGTTCTTGAAATCCTCCAAACCCAAGGCATCGTGATCGTGGGTCCGGGTCCAGCGTGACCAAAGCCGAAACCACTATCGGTGCGCCTCCGTTCGTCCCGTATCACGACATTTGCGTCAACTGTGGGCAACGCATTCATGGAGTGATAACCAGCATTTCAGGTGGAGTGGAGGAATACGCCTGGGTCCACTCTGACCGACGCACCATCTTTCGCACCCAAGACTGCATCGTCCGTGATCTGAGCGCAGAGCTATTGCCGTGAGGGTCAACGGAATGAAAACCGTCCGTATCGAATGGGCGCAGATCGAAGTCGATGTCACGGCTGCGAAGAGATACGTCGTCGTCGGGTACAACGGCAAGTCGAGCATGGACTCCGGCGCAACACGACACGTTCTCACCCAACACGACACCCACGAAGAGGCCGTAGCCAGCTACCGCTACTACTTCCACGGCATCGGTTCCGACGAACCGTCCTTTCCCCGGTGGGTCCATGTTTGGGATTTGAGCAGCGAGCTTTTGAAATGAAACAAGCCACTCCCCGCAAAGGGTCCGATGTTGACATGGTGAAATGGCCCCCGGTCTGCAACTTCTGTGGTGAGGACATCAAGCTCCACGTTCTTTCCACCCCCGACCATCGGGGCGGTCACAAGTCAGTTTGGATGCACAAGACCGACCCACCAATGGTTTTGTGTGCGCCGTCCCTAGCCGACGAGCTATTGCCATGAGCGACCATCTTTACAAAACAGTGAGAATCGTTGCCGTCGCACTGGTCGAGCATGACGGCGAGTGGTGGATACTCGGCTATGCCGATGATTGGACCGTTCTCAATGACTACCGCTACATCATCGCAATCAAGAACACGCACGAAGAGGCCGTGGAATCACTGAACCACTACCAAGAACGAATTCACTCTCACAAAACTTTCCCCCGCGGAGTCCGTCGGCATCTCTTTGAGTATCTCCTGCCATGAGCGACACACTTTCAAAACAGGTTTACATCGTCCGAGTCTTCATCAAGGTGCTCCCCGGCGGCAGTTGGGCGGTGTTCGGCAACTCAGGATATAAAGCGCCGGAAGGTTCCGAGATGGGTTGGTGGGCAACAGAGAACGAATATCTTCTCAGCGTCCATTCCCACCACGACGATGCAGCCAAGCGGAGAATGCGCTACCACGACCGGCTTCACGACACCGGGAAGCTCCGACCTTTCATTCGTACCGTTCCCTACGATCTACCGGACTACCTCCTGCCGTGACGACGGTTGAAATCATCATGGTGCGTCTCTTCCTAGAAGGCTATCTCTTTCAGCCCTATGCAATCATCGGGGAAGCCGCCGACGGCGAGCGTTACATTCTCAATCGGTATCCGACCCGGACAGATGCCAGGAAAGCCATAACCGCTTATCAAGAAACACTGAGCATCCTCAATCCAATGAAGGTGGTCCCGCTGGCGCTCTTCGGAGAACGTGAACCGTGGAAGGACTTGCTGTCGTGAGCGTTCAGCGTTTCCAAACCGCCGTAATCATCGAAGCCGAAGTGCAAGCCGAAGATGATTTCTTCATCGTGGTCGGAAAGGCCGGGATGAAAACCAAGGACGGCGGCTGGCAATACACCGGGAGGAATTATCGCCTCAGTGCTCACACTGATTTTGAAAGCGCCTATCAGCGCTACAAGAAACTGTGGGACTCCATCCGAAGAAACGGTGGCTGCGTTCCCAAGACCGTTCCCCGCGATCTGGACACCTATCTCCTGCCATGAGCGACATACACGGCGAATACCGAAAGCGATTCATGGAGCGTTGGACCCGAGAGAGCGAAACCGCCGACGCTCACGGCGACCACGCCCACATCGTTGTCACAGACGGAGCAGGCATCGTCAAGAGCGAGTTCCTCCACCCGGAGCCGTACTGGACTTACGAACTCCCTTACAAGAAATGCGATTGGTGCGGTTTCGTACCCTCTGACAAGGTCGTGGCAGAGCACCCGGCATTCGGTGTCGCCTACTTCCCCTACGACGATTCCGTTCACTGCATTAGCCCCGGCCACTGCCGGAGACGATTGCTAATCCGAATCCGCTTGTTGCTCGGGGCGGTCAAGTTGGAGAAAATGAACCGGGGCTATGCCATGCTCTCAGACTTGCTCCCCGAGTGAGAGTGGGAAAATTGTCGCTACATATTTTCAGACGATTAAACCCCACCGCCAATTTTACAGCGATTAGGCTTTACAAGCCACTGCGGTCAAGTGCCGTGGGGGTGGGCATCGAAGCTGGTCCCTCCTAGTTCCAGCTTCGGACGAGTCGAACGCCGTTGGTAGGGGAGTCAACGGCGTTCGCTTGGTTCTGATTCGGCTGCGGTCGAATCGGGAAAGAGGGGTATTCGACTCAGACGTTGGAAGTAGTCCGAGACGGGTGCCGTGGGGGAATGGGACAAAGAACCGGAGCCGCAAGACTCCGGTTCTTTCATGGGCCAAAGCAGACGACCGGCCCTGTGGCCCGTCTCTCAGGGGAAGAGGGGCAGTGCCGGTCGCCTACTCCCTGTGGTTCCGAGCGTTGGATGGGGGGGTCACCAACCCGGAATCACCACCCACCGTAGTCCATAAGAAAAGACCGGCGGATTCCCCACCGGCCTTTTCGGAACCAGGCCACACCTTGCGCCCGAGCTAGCTACCGAGAGGGAAGCCTTCATATTGCTTCTCTCGGTCCAGGCATGGTCTGTGGCCTGGTTCCATTCTATTGCGGCCAATCTACCGCCCCGGTCACGACCGAGCAAGAGACAAGCTCGCATTCATTGGGCGGGCCGTCGTAGCCCTTCCAGCGGGCGTAGTCACACGTCGAACGCATAGCGGGGGAAGTGGACGTGTGTTTCTCGCACCAATAAATCCGTGACTCACTGCCAAGCAATTTCAGCGCTGCCCGATAGCCCGCCCGCCACGCAAGTCGCTCACCAAGCTCCATGTTCTTCGGAGCGTGCGGAATGAAGGTCACAAGCTGGCGCTCGGCTTCGGGGATGGACTCACCGATCATGGCAAAAGCTCGTCGGCCAAGCTGGACGTGAAGTGCTTCATATCCTCTTCCCACGTCGGGCTATTGACAATGGCAAGCCGATGGACAAGCTCGGGATTCGGCTTGCACCGAGAAAGATCGGTTCCGTGTCCGTGTCCAATCCCCATCATGTTCAATCCGCTTTCACCACACGTCATGCAGTAGTAGCCCTGAGCTAGCACCCGAGCATCGGTGCGCTTGCCGACGGGCCGATAGTGCTCACTCATTCTCGTAGTCCTTGCCCCAAGCTATCCCTCTCGCCATGCCCCGCATCTCGGCAGCTTCGATTTCCAAATGTCGAGCCTCTTCATCAATGGGCCGTGCCAACCACCGCCCGCGAAGTATCCCGGCTATGGCGGCGATGAAGGTGAAATTCAAAAGCACTGAAAGTCCGAGCCAGTCTTGGGTCGTCATGCCGCTATCCCCAGGATTCGTGGTGCTCGCTTTTTTCGGCCCTCTGCGTGGCCGCACGGAATACAGACGATGGGATGGGAGCCGTGATGCGCTCGGACCCGATCACCACAAGCGGTGCAGACCACCGATAGGTGAAAATCGCAAATGCCGTTCTCCCACTCGGGCGGATTCTCACAACGGGTCAGCCAGCAAGTTCCCGGCGTGTGTTTGCGGGGCGGTTCAATCTTGGGCATAACGTACCGTCTCCAACGCAGCCCGAGCAGTCGTTCGGTATTCCTCTTGCACCCATTCGACCAAGTCGGGCCACTCCGGGTCGCCCTCTATTTGCCCCGAGTGATAAAACACGACGGCTGTTGCTTCTACTTGTCCGTCGGTCGGGAAGTCGGCAGCCCATTGAGCCGCCGGAATGATGTGGTCGTGAATGTCCTTCGGGCTATGTGTTCCGGCTGCATGTTTCGCCAGGGCATCGGTCAAGGTCATTCCGGCTCCCTCAACATTTGACGTATCGCCTCCCCGACGATCAGCCCAATGTCGTGCCGGGTTTTCAATCCGTGCTCGTCTTGGGCGGTGTGAATGACTTGGGCCAGTTCCACCATCTGATCGGCGTTGGGGAAGTCAGCCGCCTTGATAGCGTGGGTCGCCAGCACCTTGTCTACTTCGTAGTGGTGCCAGTCCTCAATCTCGTCCGAGATACGGAACTCGACTTCGTTTATAGCCTCTTGTAAATTCACGACTGCTCTTCGTCCTCAGACTCGGTCCAATTCTCACTGTGCTTCCGCCAGTGCTCATCACCCCGGCCTGTGTCCAGCACAGTGTCCAGATCGGCTTCGTTCCCTGGAATCGTGGTTTCCCACGAACAGACATTGCACAGCAAATGAATTCCATCGTCGTCATTGGTGTAGAACACATCAATGTCACTGAGCTTCATCATTCCTCTTCCTCCTGTGATTGGCCCCACACGTAGCCACGGCCTGTGCCGTCAACGTGGTCGGGGATACGGGCGATGGTTCCGCCGTTTTCAAAAACCCAGGCCAGAGCTTCCTCATGCTCACTCCAAAACAGAATCCGAAACGGCGCTCGGGTGCCAGCGGTCACCCATTCCGGCTTCATCTCGGAGTGAGCCTTTCCCGCAGTCGGGATTCGATTTCCTCCGTGGTACACCATCCTCCGCCCACGACGTTGAATAGCTCATGCCACGGCTCGGCGGCAGTCCCGAGAACCCCATCACGGCCCATGCCAAGAGATATCGGCACTTGCAATCCGGCGATCAAGGCAGCGATGTTGTGAATGATCGCATCGGCATCTTCGTCCCAACACTGCGACATCATCGTGTCAATCTCAGTGGGAGATAGCCCGGTCGGGTCGGAGAAGAGCAGGCATTTGCAGGCCGATACATGGCACTCCGCCAAGTTGCCGAGCCGGTCGTAGAAATGCGAGTAGCCGGTGTGATCGCAAGTGACACAATGACGCTCCCGAATCGAATCGGCACTGGTTTCCCATTCGGTGTTCCCCGCCATGTTCACGCTCCCGGCCCTTCATACTCGGTGAGGATTCCATCCTTCTCAATGAGCGGCGGTTGAGCGAGCACGTCAGCGGCAGCTTGGGTCAGGGCGCGGGCAACCTCTTCGACCGACTCCCCACCAAACTCGACCGGCTCAATCGTCCACGAATCGGGTACGCCGTTCTCTGAGTAATAGACCTCATGGACTTCCATATCGGTGTCGCCGTTGTCATTCACGGTCACGATCAGCCGGTAGTTCCACCCGCCCAACTTGGTTCTCGGTTCGGTCACGTCTGCTTCCCTGCTCATTCCTCTTCCTCCCCTGCCAATGCCGCAGTCACGATTTGTCGAACGGCCTGGTCTAGCTCTGAGCGGTCCATGATGTTGAGACGAACCGCTGGACTCCAAGCGGCGCAGCACTGTCGGATTCCCCACCCGTCATAGGTGCAGTAGCCCGTCTCGTAGTCCACCAGCAATTCGTCGGCTTTGGCAATTGCACGGTCGATCATCTTGTCGGTTGTCACCGGCAGAGTCAGCAAGGTTCCGGTCATTCCTCTTCCCCTCCGTCGGCGCTCCGAACGAGCATCTCCAATGCCACCCGAGCCGTTTCGATCATGTGCTCGGGGTGCATCTTCGACGGCTGTATCGGAATCGTGGACAAGAGGCCAGCTAGCAACTGCACCATCTCGTCGGTGATTTCAAGCTCTCTGAGAATGTCGTCATTGGTGGCGGCGGCGTGTCCGTATCCGATGTTGTCGAACTGGTCCCGTAGGACAACCTCTAGCTCGGCTCGGTGTAGTTCAGCGCTCATTCGGATTCCTCCACCATGATCTGACGCACCTTCTCCACAATGACATTCGTTTGATCTTGTGGTGACTCATGGTCGAACAGAGCATTCGTCACTGCCCGCCGTATGTCGTCGTATGGGAAGTCGAATGACCGCGTCTCCCGCCGCTTTGCCTCCGCCCGAAGATCGTTCTGCATCTCGTCGCCGTCGAGCCACTCCAAGAGTGTCCGAGCATCTTCGGGACTGATCGGCTCGCCGTGCATGGTCACTTCCACCGTGACTTCGGTGAGATGGAGTGTGTCCTGTTCACCGGCTGCGGCGATTGGCTCTAGCAGTGACCGACTCACTTTGGTCAGAGCGTCGAGCGCCCATGCCACGTCATTGAGTTTCTCGGCGGTGAGCGGAGCCGGGGGTTCGTTCATCAGTGGCATCAGGGCAGTAATCCGCCGTTGAGAGCGGCATCCATGAAGCGGGCGCGGTCGAAGCGGGGATTGGTTTCGATGAATTTGTCGGCAAGGCGTTCCGCAACGTCGGTGATGCCGTCGATGTAGTGATCGACGTAATGGTCGGTAGAGGATTTATTCAACTTGGCCTGCGCGATTGCAGTCCAGATGGTGTTCGCCACCATCTCAAAGTGTTGTCTGGTCATGGGCATGTTCCTTTCTTGGTCTTGGTCTGCTCTGATTATAACTGGTTTGAAATCTAATGCAACTCAAAAGGGAGCCGATTTCTCGGCTCCCTTTCTCGGGCCTCTTGGCCTGGGTTGGCGGTTGGCTAGAGGCCGGTCTTGGACACTCCGTAGGCGGCTTGGGAGGGAGTGAAACCCTCAAACTCCAACTGGTCTTGAAGTTCCCCGGCAGAGAAGGACGAGAAGTCCAAATACTGCTCGGCGCTCTTGTACGCCTGCTCGTTCCAATCGACGTTGAGCGAGTCCACTGCAAAGGTGGCATCGGCGGTGGAATACTCTTCGTACTCCAACTGACCGATCAATCCGCTCCGACTGAAAGCACTGAAATCCAAGTAGGACTCGGCACTGCCGATTGCATTCTCCTGTGCTCGGGTGAGAGCCGGTGCAGTGGTCGGGGCCGGAGCTTGCGTCTCGCCGCCGCCGCCGTTGGCATTGGTGGTGGTCGTCGGTCGTGAAGCCGCAACCTCTTCGTAGGTAGCCGGGGCGCTTCCTCCGCCTGCATTGGCGGCGATGGTGATAGCCAGGATTCCGGCTCCGGCGATGAACCACACTCGCTTGTAGATGGGTTTCTTGGTCTTGGTTGGCTCGGTGGGAGCCTGTGTGTCTGAAGTCATGTTGACCCCTTTCTGTTTGGTGTGAAGGCTCTGAGAGCCGCCCGCCTGCCCGAAACCCCCACAGTGAGCCGGGTGGCAGAAGAAAGGTATAAGACCGCCACCCGCCGATTCAGACGGGCGACCGTCAGAGCCTTCACTCTTTCTTGGGGGGATTATCGTCCGAATTATGGACGGCTTGAATAGTTCCTCAGAACTATTGAGTCATTGGGTCAACTGAGGCCAGAAGGCGGCAAGGATTGCGAAGCTGGCTGCGAGCAGGGTGTAGACCACGGCCCACCTTTTGTAAGTTGGCTCTTGGTATCTGTGTCGTTTGCGGTGATAGCCGTTCTGAGAGGTACGGGGGTCAGATGCGATCCAGAGCGCAGCTATGGCAAGGGCCGTGGCGACTAGAGCCAGGACAAGTCTCATGGGGGGATTGTCTCACTTGGTCGATCTTCTCAACTCTCGGAGATAGTGCATCTGGCACATGCCTTTGGCAGCGTGCTTGCGAGTGCAGAGTGGGACTTCGCAAAGACGAGTGGATTCTCCCCGATTCAAAACTCGGTCCTCATAGTTGTCGGAGTAGTCGCCGTATCGCAAGTGGTCGATGTTGACGCAGGGCTTGTAGTCGCAGGAGTGAAGAACGTCTTGGGCGGAAGGACCGTTGTGATGTTCCATTACGACTCGATGTGCTCGGAGTTTCCGATTGTCGAATTGTAAGACTCCGTAACCGCCGTTCTTGGTGGGGCCGGTGTAGATCAAACAGTCCTTGGGTTCGTCTGGTCTTGGTGGACGTGTGCGCTCCATCACAATTTCGTAAGCCGTCTTCCCGGTTCGGATCGGCATGAAGCTCATTGGGTCGCCGTACTTCCAGAAGCGTTGATAGTGGGCTGAACAGAGGGAGTGTTTCTTAATCAGGATTGGGAAGGGGCAACCATCAACTCTGCACATTTTCTGAAGTGTACCCCCTCACCCGAAGCCTTGGTCTGTGAGCGGGGCATCCCCTAGATACGACGTACCCGGTCCAACTTTTCTCGACGCGACCAGTCCCACCTTCCGCACAGGCGGTGACGGAGACGGAGTTTTGGAATCGGCCAGCCTCACCACCCAAAGACCGCTTGCACCCACGAATAATTCTCACAGAGTCAGGGAGCACAGCATCAGAGGTCAGGGATCAGGGCAGGGCAAGAGTCACAAGCTGAAGAGGCAAGAGTCAGGCAGTGAAGAGGCAACTCAGAGGCAGAGGCAACTTTTCAAAAAGGGGAAAGTGTCAGAGCACAGCACAGCTAAGAGCCAACACACTGCCTGGGTATTGGCAAGGGGGAAGGGGGTGAGCACAGCCACTTGACAATGCAGGGTTGGCATGGGGGCATACCCGGCGGGCCAGGACGTGCCAGTTTCAAAAACAGCGAGAGTGAGCAGCCCAGCAACCTACCCCCCAAAACCTCTCCGTTGAGGCCAGCGGAGTTCCCCAGTGAGGGGCAGATCGAAGACGGCCCCTTTCAAAAACGGCTCCGTTGAGGTCAGCGAGAAGCACAGCCCCACAGCATCAACACCCTCTCGACAGTGAGTGGGACTAGTGCTCCGTTGAGGCTGAAGGGTTTGACAGTAGGCCAAAGGCCCAGGTCAGAGCACTTTTCAAAAGCATCTTCAGCCCAGAAGACTCAGCCAGAGTCAGCCCGTCCGTTCCCCCTGGCGCAACCGGGAGGATGGACAAGGGGGGCAGACCGACCCTGGCAGCGCCGAGCCTACCGAGCCACCCGTTCGCTCTCACCAACCACCCTCTCAGGAATTACCCTGCAAGTTTTACGACACCCTCAGAGGGGGGGTTGCAGAGTAATTGGCTCCGTTGCAGGCGGGGATCGGGCCACCAGCGTCTCCACCCCCCGAACATATGTTCGATTTGGGCCAATACTCTGCACCCGTTACGACTACCCACACCCCCTTGCAGAAGAATTCAGACCCCTTCAAACGACTTAATTTGAGTACCCCCTATACCTACACCCGTCGTAAACCTTGCAGAAGAATTCAAAAAACTCAATGAATCATTAATAAAAACTCTCTCTCAAAGGAAGTTGTGAGGGTTCCGTCGAATTCAAGAGGTATAGGGGGTACCCCAATTAATTCGGAAATCAGGCTTTTCGCCAATCACCAGCAGGGATTCTTTCAAATCTGACCAAGTTCCCAATTAGCTCCGCCCCCCTCAGCCCCGAGCCAAGACATTCCCAGGTCAGAATTAAGTCCACCCGAACACCCGTTCCCATCGGTCGCAAAACCCGCAGAAGAATAGGTTTTGTCGAACATCTGTTCTCCCCCAAACGTCCGTTCGATCACAGGAATTACCCTGCAATTCCCAAAACCCATTCCAATTCATCGGCATTGGAAAGTCCGCGAAATCTCCCGCTAGCAATCCCCCAGACCAAGCGACACCGCCGTTCCCACCAGCTACGGTGAGAGGCCCACCCGCCCACGAAGACGGAGTTAGTCCGCATGACCTATGAGCCGCCCGCTCCACCAGGCCCACCAGACCGAGAAGACAGCCCGCACGTCACCACCGACCCCGACTACATCGGGGCCGGAGCCGCACCCGCACACCCCGCTCCCATAGACCCCGAACCAATCCCAGAGCCGGAACCAACCGCAACCGCCATTGGCAGCATTGCCGAATATGCCCGCCGTCTCGGAGAGCTAAGAGCCGCCCGCAAAAGCATCGAAACCGAAGAGGAAGCGGTGAGAAGAATCATCCTCGACCACCTTGAATCCACCGGCGAGAGTCAGGTTTTCACCGCCAGCGGCCAGGTGGCGGCGACCTTACGAGTCTCCGTAAGGTCTTCGATCAACCGAGCCAAGCTGGAAGCCGTCTACCCGGAGGTCTTCGCGGACGTGGTTACCGCCACCCGCATCAAATCCATCTGGCTCCCATGACTTTCAAAAAGCCGCCAAGGACTAGCTCCTAGTGACCATGCCCACCCACCGCACCGAACCCGTCCGAGCCGACTTCGCAATCAAGGTCGCCGCCAAGCTCGACGCCTTTGTCTTTCCGGTGAATTCAGATAAACGTCCGATCACGCATGGCAAGAACTGGCAAGAGGTTTCCACCCAAGACCCGGAAGCAATCCGCCGTCATTGGAAGCTGGCAGGAGGCAGCGCCTACATCGGCGTCGATTGCGGCAAGAGCGCTTTGTGCGTGGTGGACATCGACACCCCGGAAGCGACACCGACTGCACTGCTCGCAGTTTTGAAAGAGCATCCGACCCTAGAGATTATGAGTCTCACCAAGGGCCAACCGCACTACTACTACCGCGGCGTCTGCACCGGCAGGCCCATCCCCGGCGGCGACATCAAAGCAACCGGCGGATACGTTGTCTGCTCGCCGGACACCGATCTGATCGACCGGGAGATTGCAGATGTACCCGCCAAGCTGGTTGAGCTATTCGACCTTGGCATGGTTCCGTCTACGCCGCCGCCCACCCGCGGCATCCCCGGCAGCCCACCGGCAATCGAATTCGATCCGCACGATCCACTCCCCACGTTCTTCGCCAGCTACGACACCAGCGACCTTGAAGGCACCATCGGGCAGGCGTTTTTGGACCGTGTCACCACCGACACCTTCCCCAACAAGGTCAAGGCCGGGATGCACCGCCGCCAAGCCGCCCGAGACGTGATTCTGCAAGCCGCCATTGAATCCGCAGCCGGTTTCTACCCGGCGCAAGACGCCTTTCTCCAAATCGAAGACACCTATCAGGAATGGCGGGACATCAGTGAAAATCCGCACAAGCGCTACACCGCACAGCGGGAAGCCGATTACAAGAGCATGTGGGAAGGGGCCGCCACCAAGATTCTCAGTGGCTACTACGACGTTGAAATCATCAACATGCGCTCGGACAAGGGGCTTTACGACTACGAGCCACCAGAGCCGCCGCCCGACCCGGACGAAGTCCCGCCACCGCCGGACATCTCGGACTCGGAAACAAAAACCGAGCAACCAGTTGAGGAAAAGCCAGCTTTAACACCGACCAACCCGCCCGATTTGGAAAGCGATTCCAAAACGGCTCCCCCCGACCCAGATGGAACCCATATGGCGCGGCCCGCCGCCAAGGAACCCAAGCCCGCCAAGGCCGAGTACGACCCCAAGCTGGAACCCGATTGGGAAGAGGCCACCAGCGGCGAGCCACCCAAGCCACCGCCAATCCCAACATGGGTCGAAGAGGGATTCACCTTGCCGGTCAACCGCCGTCTCTATCGGGAAGGCGATCTGATCGGGGAAGCGCCCAAGCTCGACTCCGCCGTGTTCCACGGCAACATCGGGGAAGTGCTCCGCATCTACGACGGGGCATCAGAAGCCCCGATTCCGTCGATTGGCTCGGTGCTGATCCCGGTGCTCGGCACCGTGCTCGGCAGAGGCGTGAGGTTTGTCCACGGCGACGTGGAGCACAGCGCCAATATGTTCTGGTGCCTGGTTGCGCCCACCGGACTCGGGCGGAAGAGCACCGCATTCAGGGTTGTGAAAAAGTTCTTTGAGCTATTGGAGCCGGGGTTTGTTGACGGCAACTGCCTCAATGGTTTCGGCTCGGGCCAAGCGATCATTCTGGACTTGGCCGACCCGGTCTACGATTCAAAAACCGGCAGTCTGAAATCAGGCCGGGAAGACCAGCGGGTCACCCTGCTCTATGAAGAGCTAGGGAGCCTGCTCGGGCCGATGGGTTATGAGAATTCCATCCTCAGCCCATTGCTCCGAGATGCCTACGACCAGTCTTCCCCGCTCCGCTACTCGACGGCAGCGGCGAGAAGCAAGGTGAGTAGCAATCACCATCTAGCAATCAGCGCAGCTATCACTCCCACCGAGTTGCAGGCCCACTTTTCAAAACTGTCCACCACCGATGGGCTAGGCAATCGCTTCACTTGGGTCTACACCGACACCGACGATGTCATTCTGCCCGACGGCGGACACGTCGATACCGAAGCCCTTGCCGACATCGCCACCAAGATCAAGTTCGCCGGTGAGTTCACTGCCTATGGCGGATCATCGACTCGCTCCGTGACGCTTTCAAAAGAGGTAGCCGAGCGCTGGCGGCGCACCGACTATCCGGTACTCCGCCGCAAGGGTGTCGAAGCGGGGAGTCTCGGGGCCATGATTTCCCGACAGACGGCGCACGTTCTCCGCACCGCTTTGATCTATGCCGTGGTCGATGGGTCGGATGAAATCAGGATGGGCGACTACGAAGCGGGCTTGGCTTGGGCGCAATACTCAGAAGACACGGTGCAAGCCCTGTTCGGCGGAGTGACACGGTCAGATGTCGCCAATGAAATCCTGTCCGCGGTGCGTGAGCACCCCACCGAGCCAACCACCCGCAGCGGGCTTTCAAAAGCGTTCGGCTATCACCGCACCACCGAGCAGATGAACGCCGCCCTTGCCCGTCTCAGCCGAGCCGGGTTTGTCCACATCTGGAAAGAGGAAACCGGAACGGTGGGAACCGGACGTGGGCGCAAGCCGGAGTGGATCATCGCCACCATGCCGAGACACGTTTGACACAGCTTGAAATTTTGAAAGCTCCGGCTAGCATCTGGCACGCAGTAGCCAGACCCAGACAAGGACGACGCTTTTGACCAATGAATCAAAGGGATTTTTCAGCGACCGCTCGCCCGACGAAGCGAGAATGTTGATCGACAGCATGATTGCCGCATTGGAAGTGGCGGTGGAGCACGACGCGATACGAGACGGCATGGTCTTGCTCAAAGCAATCGACCTCACCTACTCGACCTACGGTTTGAAAGACCCCGGCCTGCTTCACATTCTCGACCAGATGCGAGCGGCATTCAATGAGGATTTCAAACTCACTGAATCCGATTGGCTCATGCTCGACATTGAAGAGAGCATGGGCATTTTTGAAACGCACCCTCACCTACTCGACACGGAGGACTGAATGACACGACCAACCACAGTGGTCATACCGACCACGATCAAGAAAGCGACCGATGCCCTCAATGGCATTGACTCGCTACTCACGGCAAAGGGTTGGGAGCGGGCGGCAATCGTCTATGCCTTCACTCATGGACACGACAAGCCTGGACAGCCCAAAAGAATTGCCGAACCCGGCAATACTCTCAGCACAGTCCAGTTCGCCAAGCTCGGCATCAATGGTCTGACCAAGCCGGACACCGTCCGGTCCTATCGCCAAGCGTGGGAAGAGGGGAAGGGCGACACCGACATCAAGCCAGGAGCCACGGTGAAGCTGCCCACTATTGGATTCCCGCCGTCCGACAATGACGAAGTTCGGAAGCGGGTTCGGGTGGAGCCTGGGTCTTCACCGGAGCAGATCGAACGAGCCGTGGAGACAATGACTCCGGCGCAGCGCAAGACGGCGATCAAGAAACTGGTCGAAGTCGAACCGGAGATTGTCGCTGACGTGGTGAGTGACGACCGAGCCACCTTCAGTTCTGCCGCCGATATGTACGAAGAGAAAGCGGCTCGACCTCCCCGCAAGACGCGGGAGTTGGGCGCTCTCGACACCATCGGGATTCTCACCGAGCTACCGCTTGCTATCGACAAGGCCGACACAGCCGTCGATGGAGTGGTGGAGAAGGCCGAGACATTCAGTCGGCTACTCCGCAAGGGCAGTGTCCCGTCGGCAGAAGCCGTGGTCGCGGAAGTGATTGCTGACATCGCCAAGGTGCAGCACAAGCTCGGAGTCGCCGTAGCTCTGATCGAAGACGGACTTTCAAGTGCGGGCAAAACCGTGGAGGAATTGCTCTAGGACGTGCGGACAGACACAGACTGGAAACAGGAGGAACGAATGAAGAAAGCCAGATCGACCTTTGGTCGTGCGGCGATTGACGAGTTGCGGACGGCTTACATGGGAGGCCAGTCGTTCGCCAACCGTGGCGAGATAGTGACCTACTTGGAATCGGCGTTACCGAGATTCAAGCGGAGCAAACACACGGTTGCGGTAGGGGATTGGGACCGGCAAGCCCGATTGGAATTGGCGGAGGACAACAAGCTCTACGTCACCAACCCGGTCTATGCCAACGGGTACAAGCGGAACTCGACACCGTCACCTATGGAACGTCGGGAAGCAGTAGTTCCCCGTCGGAAAGACACACAGACTCGGGTACATAACGACAGTGTCGAAGCGGTAGCCATTGCCGCGCAGAAGGATGCGACCGTGGCGGAGAAGGCAATTCCCAAGGTCTATGAATCCGTGAAGACGATGTTGGAAGTGGTCGAAACCCTGAGTAGCTAATCTCTCGGGTGCTCCCTGGCTTACGGAGCGCCCGAGAAAACCGGGAATCTCATTTGCATTCCCGGTGGGAACCGCTATGGTTCCACGTCCGGCGAGTTGGATTCCCGACAGAGGCGGAGTCTCGGTTAGGTCTTCGGACCTCTCACGCAGACACGAATCAGTTGGGAATTCTCTCGCCGGATTTTTCGTAGCGGTGCTTGTGACTCCCAAGCCAGTCTGCGAATCTCGACACCAGCGAATGCCACCTTTGCTCTTCCCCGGAGACAAGGGTGGTATTCGCTTTTTCACAGAGTAGTCTTTTCGTTCTTGGCGCTTTCGGGGAAAAGAGAAGTGCCGTCTATCGGAGGAAGAATGAGGAAGAATGAGAAAGGCACTTGCTGCCGTCTCGGTGTTGGCGTTGCTATTTGCAATGACGCTGCCAATGGTGGCAATGGGAACTACCGAGACGACATTGCCCACCGTCGATGAAACAACCAGACCACCGGAGCATTTCACGATCTGCCATTTCACCGGACTGGCAGGCACCGAACATTTCGTAGAACTGAATTTGCCGTGGGTGGCGATCTTCGGACAAGCCGGTCACTTTTTTGAAAACGGCACACCGAGAGCCGGTCACGAAGAGGACATCTTCGGACCTTGTCCCACCACGACCACGTCTACGTCAACCACCAGCACTACCAGCACCACGACGAGCACGACGACAACCACCACACAGCCGACGACTACGACCACTCAACCGACCACGACGACGACCCAACCGACCACGACCACGACTGCTCCGCCGACACCGACTCAGTTCTGCGTCGATGTCAACACCGCGCCGCAAGTCGAGTTGGAAGAGTTGGGCGGAGTGAATGCGATCATCGCCTTGGCAATCATCGCCGGTCGGCCCTACGAGACAGTGCAAGACCTTGCCGACGTTCTCCCGCCGGGAGTCCTGCTTTTGATTCTCGCCGTGAACGCTCAAACCGGAGCCTTTGCGTCGGACACTTGCTTGACACCGTTGGGGCCAACCACAACCACCACGACGCTACCCGGCGAGACGACCACGACCACGACGGTCCCTGGCTCCACGACGGTCCCTGGCGAGACGACAACCACAGTACCGTTCGTGTTCGGTGCGGCAACGACGGTTTGCGTGGCTGAAGTGCCGACCATTCGCATTGAGTTTCAGAACACCTTCCCCGAACTGGCGGGACAGACCGGCACGCTGACAATGGCTGACGTGAATGGGAACGTGGTGTCCACGCAGGCTCTTGTCTACGAGCCGAACACGACGGTCGATCTGCTCTTCCCCGGCACCAGTGTCAACGCCGACGGGTCGATAGACGACGTGCCTGGTTGGATTCTCACCGACGATGGGCTGTGGGTCCGTGACCCGAGCGACGAGTTCTTGCGTGAGGGAATCAACCTCACCTACACGGTCAACCCGACCGCCACCGCATTCATCACCTACCCACCGGAATCATCGGAGTGTGCCAACCCGGAGAACCCGGTCACACCGACCACACCACGATTGGTTCCGAGCACGCCGAGTCCTGAAGACGGGATACTGCCGTTCACCGGCACCGACATTCCGATCAAGCCCTTGGCATTCCTGGCGGGCGCTCTCGGCTTGCTTGGCCTGGTGGTACTCGCCACGACACGGAAGGGTCGCATAGACTCACGCTGACGGACAGTCCAGTACGCGCGAAGAAAGAGGGAGCCGAATGACCGGCTCCCTCTTTCGTGGTCACTCTGGGAGTGAGTGAGTTTTCTCCTACCCCACCACTTGCTTTTTGAATCGAAAGAGGGAGTCGATTTCTCGGCTCCCTCTTTCTAGTCCCTACCCCGAGTCAGAGGTACAAGACCAACTCGGGACAGGGCCACGACACTAGCCACTTGCTTTTTGAAAGGCCGTGGTTGTATGGTCGGACCAGCAAGAGCGACCGAGCTATGCAGCGACGTACCTCTTTCCTTTGACACAGACGAGTCAGAAAATGACCGCTATTCAGGAAAGAGGATTCTCCAATGGAGGATTTCACAGAGCGTCTTTCGACGTTGCCTGATCTTTCCGACGAAGAGTTGGACGCGCTAGAGCAGGAGATGGTCGCAGCGTTCGATGCCGCCGACGAAGCCGGTGACGTTGACGCAATGCAAAATCTCGCTGACGGACTTGATGAAGTCCGCGCCGAGAAGACCCGCCGCTCCGAGACTGGCGCACCAGCGGAAGCACCCGCAGAGGAAGTACCGGCAGCCGCCAGTGCGACCACCACGACAAGTGGAGCCACGGACGCGACGGTTACCCCCGTCGCCGCCACAGGACTAGGTGCCGAATCGCCGGAATCACAGATCGGTACGCCACCAGGCGAAGCCGCTCCCGCTCCGCAAGCAGAGCAACAGCCAGCACCCGAGCCGCCCGCCGAGCCACAGCCCGAGCCTCAGCCCGAGCCGCCCGCCGAGCCTGCTCCCGCACCCGCTCCCGAAGAGCCGCCTGCCGAGCCAGCGCCGGAACCGGAACCCGCACCAGCGGAACCCGCGTCCGAGCCAGCACCGGAAGAGCAGCCCGCAGAGCCAGCACCCGAAGGGGAGCCAGCACCGGAGGAAGAGCAACCGCCCGCCGAAGGCGAGCCTGCTCCCGAGACTGCTTCCGCCACAACCGAACAGGAGAACAATTCCGTGGACATCGAAGTCACGGCATCGGACGTTCCGGCAGAGAACGCTCCGAGCGCCGCACCTGCCGAGCGTCCCAATGTCATTCTCGCTGGCGGCGATATCCCCGGCTACACCGCAGGGTCAGAGTTGACCGATTTGGATGGAGTGGCGGAAGCCTTTGCCGCCAAGGTCAATTCGATTCGCGGCATCGCCGGAGACGGGGAGCACATTCTCGTCGCGTCGATTCGCAACCGGAACGAGCCGACAGAGGATCAGACGCTTTCATCCTCAGACACCATCGGGAATGCGCGCAAGGTGCGCCAGTTGATTTCCGATCCCGCCAACTTGACTCGGGAAGCCCTGGTCGCCGCCGGATGGTGCGCGCCCAAGGTGCCGATCTATGACGTGCCGACCATCGGGACAACCGACCGGCCCGTCGCTAGTTCGATCCCGACGTTCAATGCGGATCGGGGAGGGATCATCTTCACCCGCCCACCGTCGATCATGCGGCCTACCGCAGTGAATCCCCGCGGTGTGAGCGTGTGGACCCCAGGCGATCCCGACGAAGCCGCCGTGACTGGAACCGATATGGCACTGGCCGCGGTGACAGGCGGCGTGGCACCCGATGATCTGGACCCCGCTCTGAAGCCATTCTTCGATGTGGAGTGTGGCGTGAACGGTGAGGCCGAGTTGGTCGCACTGACAATGGGTCTGTGTTTCTCCAACCTCCACCAGCGGGCATACCCCGAGTGGATCAGAGCCAACACGGATTTCGCCCTGGTGCAGCAAGCACGCATGGCTGAGGAATGGATTCTCGGCATAATGAAGGGTGCTTCCACCAGTGTCGGTGCCGCCGGAACCACTGTGCTTGGCACGTCGCGGGACACACTGAAGGCGATTCGGATTGCCGCTCAGGAGTTCCGTTGGAACAACCGTCTCTCGCAGACGACCCCACTGACCTTCATCGCTCCGAATTGGGTTCGGGATGCAATGGCAGCGGACCTCACGTTCCAGGCTCCCGGCGACGATGCGCTCAACACCAGTGCATCAGAAGTCGATGGATGGTTCAGCGACTTCAACGTCGATGCCGTTTGGTCACTCGACGGTCTGACTCCCGGCGGCGGGTTCGCAGCGAAGAATGCGTACCCCGTCACGTTCGACTTCATCCTCTATGCCACTGGCGCTTTCCTCCGTCTCGACGGTGGGTCGCTCGACCTTGGCGTGGTTCGGACGAAGGAAGACATTCAGACCAACCGCTACTGCACCTTCACTGAGACGTTTGAGGCTTTGGCCTACATCGGTCCTGGGACTGGCGTGGCGGACGGACTGTGGAGCTACACCGGCACACTGGCCGTGAAGACCAAGGGCGGCGTTGGCGGCGCAGTCACCATCGCATGAATGACGCTCCGGGTGAGCGGGTTTTCAAAACCCGCTCACCCATGACAGCCATAGGAAGGAGATTTTCAAATGGCTCATAGAGACGGAGCGTCGTCGGTAATGGGCAATGCGATTCGGATTACCCGTCTCAACACGGACGGGTCGATTGACCCGGACTTCCCGATCCTCACCACCCGCGGTTTCATCTCCGCAACCTTCTCGCCCGAGTTTGAGGAAGGCGACGAGATTGCAGAGAAGCGAGCCGACGGCGGAGTGTGTATCTCATGGAAGGCGGACGACACACTGAAGCGGCTGAATTTCAGCCTTGCTCTATGTGCGCCCGATCCCGAAGCCGCAGCCTTGCTCGCAGGCGGAAAGATCATTCTTGACGAAAACGGAAACGTGGTCGGCTATACCTCACCCGTCGTGGGTTCGGTGGTCGGCAACCCCGTCGCGATTGAGATTTGGTCAACCGCCAACGTGGGCGGAAAGCCTGCCGCGGGACAACCGTATTGGCATTGGGTTTTCCCCTACGTGAAAGTGCGCTACGAAGGCGACCGTGAGTTTGGAAACTCGGCGCTCACCAATGAGTTCACAGGACAAGCGCTCGGCAACGCAGCGCTCGTTCCCACTGGACTCAACCCGAACAACGTGGACGACAGTTGGGTCACGTACAAGGAAGCGTTGGAGAATCCATTCTCTTACGTCCGCACCGCTGCTCTGCCAGCATTCGGTTGGGCCGAAGGCACACCCGGCGACGGCAACGAGTGGCCCGCTGACGAAGAGAACACGCTGAACCCGGAGTTGGACGTTGATACCCCGACAGCCGGAATGGGAACCGCTCCCATCGCTGGCCCGACGGGAGCACCCGACGGGTCGATCATCGTCACCAGCGACGATGGTTCGGTGTGGATTGTCCGTGCGGGAAGTTGGGTCGATTCGGCAGTCGATATCACACCGATTCCACCGGACGTGGATATCGTCACAGTCGATCCCGGCACTACCCCGCCAGCGGGATTGCCCGCTAACGACAGTGCGGCGTTCTACGACGACGGCGGAACCGAATACGCGATCTGGCAAAACGTTGCCGGAACGTGGACCGACAGCACCGACACAGTCTCCAAGGCATGACAATTGAGTTGGGAGCACCTACGGGTGCTCCCCGCTCATTACTGTCTTGGTTCGTGACCGAGAGGACTTGACGTGCCGCCGATTGTCATAGACGGAGTGACCCTCCCCTCATACGCTGACCCCGCCGATGTCCCGGCGGCATTGCGAGCGATGTCGGAATCGCTCATGCCCAAGCAGGGCGGCACTTTCATCGGCTTGGTCAACATGGGCGGAAACCGGATCAGTGGACTCGGCTCGCCCACCAGTGCTGACGACGCGACTCACAAGCAATACGTGGACGGCAAGGTGGGAGCCGTGGTGTGGAGCACCCTTCCCGGCAAGCCGACCACCTTCCCCCCGTCAACTCACGGACACGACCACGTCCCAATGTGGACGACGACAAGGAAGCTGACCCTCACCGGCGATGCCACCGGCTCGGTGAATGTCAGAGGCAATGCCGATATGACCATGACCGTGACGGTGGTTGGCGGGACCGCTCACGCCCACAATCAATATCTGGAAGTAGCCGATGCCAACTACCTCCGGCTCACCGGCGGCACTCTCACCGGCGGACTGGTTATCAACGGCGGTGGATTCAACGTGGAAGGTCAAGCCACCTTCCGGGGCAACATGCTCGGCCCCGGCACCGACACCACGTCTGGCTCGCTCCCCGCTTGGAAGGTGGGAAGCGGCGCTGAGTTCTTGCGACAGACATCGTCCCGTCGTTTCAAAAAGGACATCGAAGACGCAGACCCGAGCTACATCGAACGGCTGCTCGCGCTCCGTCCGGTCAACTACAAGTCACGGATCGAACGAGACGGTGAAGACACCCACATCGGATTGATCGCTGAAGAGGTTTTTGAAACGGCCCCCGAGTTCACCTTTGCCGATGCCGAAACCGGCGTGGTGGACACGGTCGCCTATGAAGGGTTGATCGTTCCGCTGCTCATGGCAGTGCAGTGGTTAGCCGCTCGGGTCAACGCCCTGGAAACTAAGGTCGCCACATGAACGAGAACGAACAGCCAGAGACAGAGACGGACGACTCCACGATTTCTCAGGCGGAGGCTGACGAAAAGACCATTCGCATCTTGGAACTAGAGCACTTGGTCATGCTTCAGGGAAACACCATCACTGCATTTTCAAATCGGAACCATGAGCTTGAAATGAGAATCGTGGAACTGATGTCGCAGTTGGAATTCAACAGCCACGTCCGCACCGACATACCCGGCCCACCGGCAACGATCCCCCATGACGCTTGAAGAACTACTCGCCCTGATCCCCGACAACGACGCAGGAGCTATCGACGCTGACGATTTGCAAACCATCGTCACCGAGCTTTTCAACCGAGCCGGTAACACGATGGGTCAAGCCTTTGCCTACAAGTGGACAACCTCCGCCACTCCCGCAACCGGACGGGTGAGGACTGACACGTCATGGGATATGACAGCGACGAAGCTGTGGGTTTCAGAGATTGCCGATGAAGGGGCTTCCCCGACTTTCAACTTGGTAGGAGACGACGAAGCGAAGACACGTATCTGGGTTGCCACGACAGGCGGGACAAAGCTGGTTGCCGATGTCACCGGACCCATCGTTGACCTTGGCATCTATCGGGAGCTTCCCATTGCGGTAGTGGAAGTTGTCGGTGCTGCTCCCGCCAACAATGATCCAGTGACGATCACGGCAGTTGTCTCACTGGCATGAGCTTTTCCCGAGCGTTCTCTTCAGCGTTTGACGTAACGAACGCTCCGCCCGCTCCGCCCGCCGCTCCCGACGATCCCATGTGGATCGACCCCTCCGTCCTCATGGAGTTGTTCCCCACGCTGACCGAAGAGCAAGCCACCGGGATCGTGCAGGAAGCGACGTGGGTTCTCGACCAACTGACCAACGGGTTTTATCACGGGGTTGAATGCTGGCGAGAGGTTTTTGAAACCAGGGGTTGCCTGCTCAATCTCACCCGCACTCCGATCCAGACCATCGACTCCGTCTCGACATTGCACAATTGCGATGCCGATTCAAAAGACCTTGCCTACTGCCGGACCACCGAGCACAAGATTTCAATTTGCGGCGGTGACTGTGGTGGGTCTTCCCACATGCACGGCGTTCCGTTCTTCGATTGGCGCACCAACTCCAATGGGTGTGGTTGCCCCAAGCGAGTCGCCGTCGAATACACCATCGGTGACAATCTCCCGCCGGGAGCCAAGGCCGCGACTCTCTATCTCTCGACCGAATATGGCAAGGCATTCCTTGGTGAAAAGTGCAACCTTCCCGAGCGGGTCACGTCCATCGTTCGGCAAGGTGTGTCGTGGACGATCCTTGATCCTCAGACCTTCATGGACAAGGGACTTGTCGGCATCTCCCGTATCGACTCATGGATCACGATTGCTCGCCGTGGGGTGCCGGGAGGCCGAGCTATCGACCCGCTCAACCACGGACGGCGAGTGTGGTCCGAGCAGATCGGGTGTGAGGCATGACCCCTCTGGAATACGCCGATCATCTCCGAAAGGACTTTGAGGAATACGCCGTGGCTTGCGGAGTGGCGATCCCCAAAGTGTCGTATTCAAAAACGGGTGACATGGTTATCTCTTGCGAATCCCTGATCGCTGCCGCTTCCAGTGTCGATGCCACTCCGCTCTTTGACGAGCAAGGCGGCAAGTGCGGATACATACAAGTGGGAACCTTCATCATCGCTCTGTCCCGAGACTGTGCTTACGAGATGGAGGACGACGGCACGGAGAACGTCGAAGAGGTCAAGCGCATCTCGGCGCAAACCGACAAGGACGCTGACTGTCTGTGGAGTTGGGTCTTGTCCATCGACCCCTATTGGGCAAAGGACTTTTCAATCGGATTCGCCAACACCGGAGGGCTTGCGATTAGCAGCCTGCAATTGACGATTGGAGTCCCATGAGTCACAGCGATCTTCAGTTCTGGGAAGACCGAATCCCGATGCACTACACGCTCCGAGATACCCGAGAACGATCTAGCCACCCGAGCTTGGTGGGAACCGCCACGTCCTATTGGAACACCGAGCACCGCAAGGAAGCGAAGAAAAAGGGATGGGCGATGAAGGATGGGAGCTACCCCATCAAAGATGTAGCCGATTTGAAAAAGGCGATTCAGGCCATAGGCCGCGCCAAGAACCGAGCACCCGTTGTTCGCCACATCAAGAAACGAGCAAGGGCGCTCGGCAAGTCTGACTTGGTCAAGGATTTGAAAGAGCGGGTCTAGTGGCGGTTGTCTATGTTGCCAACCCCATCGCGATGTATGAACTCACTCGCTCATGGAAGGGCGACGTAGGGAAATACATCTACCGGAAGACCTTGCAAACCACCGGCATCGCTATCTCTATGGCACCGGGACCGGGGAAGTTCCCGCACAATGCCACCGGGATCAACTACTCGACCGGACGATTGCAGGGAGCTATCCGACCGCAACGTGGGCGGCACAACAAGGAACTGGAAGGCCGGGTAATTGCCGTTCCCAAGCACGCTCTGTACGTGCATCAAGGGACCAACCCCCACACCATCGTCCCAAAGACCGCTCCCCGGCTCACGTTCTTCTGGCACAAGAAAGGCCGAGTCGTCGCCTTCCATAAGGTCCGCCACCCCGGACAACAAGCGCAGCCATTCCTCAGCGATGCTCTGGAAGAGGCGATGTGAGCGACGAGCACCAGCACGAAATCAAAAGCTCACTCGACGTGGCGGCGGCCCTGGTCGGTGTTTTGGAAACCGATATGCCGCTCTACGGAATCACCGTTATCGAAGTGCTCCAAGCTGACGGGACACTGACTCGACTCCGTCACGTTCACGGCGAACCGCTTCCCCACATGGAGCAGATCGTGGGCTTGCTGGAAATGACCAAGTTTGACTTAGCAATCGGATGGGACGAAGAGGACGACGAAGAGGACGATGCGCCGTAGGTGCGGTAGCGTAGGCAATTCCCCAACTGACGACGGGCAAGACATTGAGTGTGACGTTTGGCGAATTCCAAGTGAGGGACGGGGCGCGACTGATTACGTTTGAGGGTCGGCATCTCGGCAAGGTGTCCTCCCGTCGGCCTGAGTCTCCCCGCTGGACCGAGCTTCAGCTATTCCGAACCAGCGGCGGGAGCTACGTTTTGGAAAAGCTCGGCATGTCAATCATGCTCCACATGCCGGGATGCCCCCGAATCCTTGGCGACATTCCCCGCTTCCAAGAGGCATATCCCGGCGAAGACCCCGACACTGGTTTTGAATTCGACCAATGTGTCCCGAGCGAATACGACTTCACCAAGCTACTTGTGGAGGAAGCCCGCTATTGGGCCACCATCGCCACCGACCCCCATGAGATAGTCGCCGCGCTCTATCGAAAACGAGACGGGTCCAGGCACCTCCCCCGCATCTCAATCGAACTCTTGGAAAACGTCGCCGCCATTGACGAAGCAATCAACGCCGCCTACCGGGTCGAAAGGATTTCGTGAGTTCATTTACAGTCACCGAAAAAGAAACGCTGGTCACGATTCACTGTGCGTCGTGCCACATGATGTTCGCTATCACCAAGGACTTTGAGGAACGACGGCGCTCAGACCGGCATGAGTTTTACTGTCCGAGCGGACACAACCAATGGTTTGAGGGAATCACTGACGCTGAAAGGGCGAAGCGGGCAGAAGAAAAAGCGAAACGAGCCGAAGCCAGAGCCGCCGCGATCCGTGACCAACTCGACGCATCGGAGCGATCCAACCGTGCGCTGAAAGGTGTAGCCACCAAGCTCAAAGCCAAGGTGGAGAAAGCGGAGGCCGGTGTCTGCCCGCACTGCCACCGTTCGTTCCAAGACCTCCGCCGCCACATGCTTTCAAAACACAGACACGACGATGAAGACTGACAACTACGACAGCCGGAACGACACCATCGAACATGCGATTCGGGTGCGAGAACTTCTGATTCCGCTGATCGAAGAGCTAGACGACCGGAGCCGTGAGCACGACGCATCGAAGACACAGCCGCCCGAGCTTGCGTTCTTTGACGAATACACCCCCAAGCTCCGGCACTCGACCTATGGCTCACCGGAGTATCACCAGTTACTAGTTGAGATGCAGGCCGGTTTGGAGCACCACTACGCCAACAATCGTCACCATCCCGAGCACCACGAAGAGGGCATCGACGGCATGACCCTGATCGACCTTGTCGAAATGCTGGCTGATTGGAAGGCCGCAACCGAGCGCCATGAGGACGGCAACTTGGAGCGGAGCCTGAAGATCAACAAGGATCGCTTTGAGATGTCCGATCAACTTGTCGCCATTTTGGAAAGCACGGCACGGCACTTCGGCTGGCTCTAATGCTGATCGTGCTCACCGGAGCCAGTGACTTCGCAATCGACAACTACACCAATGAGCTATTCCGCCGTGTCGATTTTGAAAGAGTCAAGACCAGAGAGTCCGATCCAGAATCCCTCTTCGCCAGTGACATCGGCAGTTACAAGCCGGGGATCGGGCAGCACCTTGTCACCTTCCACCACCACTGGCGAGAGTTGATCGAAGACGACACTCCTGATCTGAGCCTGGATTTCAAGCTCATGGAATTGTTCCTGGCGAGCCGGGGCGGAGTGACCATGATTGTTGAACCAGGGCGGCACGACGACATCATTGGTTCGCCCTCTCTGTTCGACAACATTCATCGGCAGGCCATTACCTCAATCAAGTCAATGTCACCGGACAGTCTGTCCACGCTGGCTCGCAGCCGGGAACTGGAAGCTGAACCGCTCACCCGTTGGCGGCACTACATCGGCCCTGTCGATCCGTCGGCTTTAGCTATATGTAAACCAGACCGGGAGCTTCGCAAGCTGGTGCTCTACGAAGCCAAGGACAACTGGCATGAGTACGGGTTCGCATCGTCGGGCGCATCCCCCGATGAATTAGACTTGCTCTGGCAGACGCTTGATAGCCCGCAATTGGTGGGAGCAGGGCGGCTAACCGGAGCAATGGAGAACTGGCTTGCTGTTCGGGGCGGCAGCTTCCGATCCCTCTGACCCAGACAAGACGGAGCACCATGAGCCTGTACCGGCTGATTCAATCCGGTGACGATGTTGCCGACTTCACCGACTGGCTAGCTCACCGTCCCTACATCTCGGTCGATACGGAAACCACCGGACTCGACTTCCATGCCCACGACTTCTCGGTACGCCTGATTCAGATTGGTTCACCGGACTTCGCTTGGCTCGCGAGACTCGACCAGTGGCCCGGTCTTTTCAATTGGGTTTTTGAAAAGCACTCCGGCCCCTTCGTTATCCACAACACTGCCTACGACGTGCCTGCGCTGGCAGTTCATGGAGTCGAACTTCCCTGGCGAAAACTGGACGACACCATGATCGCCCTACGAATCGCCTACCCCACCGAACCGGCAGGGCTGAAGGCTGCATCTCGGAGACTGCTCGGGTCCGATGGGGGTGCGGAGGAAGATTTGAAAAAGGCAATGGCGAAGCAGAAGTGGGGGTGGCAGGACATTCCCATCGACTTTGAAACCTATCTCTACTACGCCGCACTCGACGTGATCCTGACAAGCCGCATCTACGAGCTACCCGAGATTCAAAGAGTGATTCAGTCGCCGGTCTACGACTTGGAGATGGGAGTCCGTTCGCTATCGAATCAGATGGAGCACAACGGCATGAGGATCGACGGCGATTTCTCACGAATGAAATTCGCTGAACTCAGTTCGGAGGCTGAAGGTCTGAAGCTCTCGTACCGGGGCATTGTGAATCTGGCAAGTCCCGACGAGCTAGGCCGCTGGTTCATCACCAACACCGACCGCTCGCTGCTCACCAAGCGCACCGAGAAGGGACGTATCGCCGTCGATAAGCCGACGCTGGAAAAGATCGTGGCCTACGGCGACCGGGACTCAGCCAACGTAGCCCGCTCGGTAATGCGGGTACGCAAGACCGAGAAGTTGGCTTCCACCTACTTCGCCAACTTCCTCACTTTCAATCACGATGGAATCATCCATCCTTCCATCGACACCGTTGCCGCTCGCACCGGACGCATGAGCATCCGTTCCCCGGCGCTACAAACTCTGCCCAAGCCCAACTCCGACCCCGAGTCCCGGTTGGTTCGACAAGCCGTGCTCCCCCTGCGAGAAGATGAAGTGCTGATGTCGGTCGATAACGAGCAGATCGAACTCCGCATCGCTGCATCGCTCGCCGGAGACAAGGCGCTCGGTGAGGCTTTCGCTGGCGGTGATTTCTTCCTTCAGACTGCTCGGGAGATTTTCAAAGACCCCACCATCGAAAAGTCCGACACCCGGCGCAACATGGCGAAGACCTATTGGTACTCGCAATTGTACGGTGCTGGAATTGAGACAATGGCGGTGCGAGCCGGTGTCCCAACTGAGCGCATGGCGGAAGTCAAGATGGGAGTGAGGGAGTCCTACCCCGCTCTGTTCCATTTGCAAAAGACCATCGAACGAGAGGCCCGAGCAACCGGCGGGGTTATGACTCTCGGAGGCCGGTTCTTGCCCGTTGACCCCGCCACCCTGTATGCCGCGACCAACTTCAAGATTCAAGGCGCTGCTGCCGAATACCTAAAGCGATCCCTGCTCGCTCTCGGTCACGCCGGGATGGAGGATTACATGCTGATCCCCGTTCACGATGAAGTGTTGCTTTCTATTCCCGAGAAGTACGTCGAAGAGGCCAAGCGGGTGATGCTTGCCTCTATGACGCACACCGATCTAATGGTGCCGCTGACAGCTTCCATTTCAGGACCGGGAAAAACATGGGCTGATCTATGAGAGTCAATGATCTGACCGGGCAAAAGTTTGGACGATTGACTGCGATAACCAGAGCGGAGAATGGTGGGAAGTATCACAAGGTTCGGTGGCTGTGCCGGTGTGAATGCGGAAACTCTGTAATTGTCTTTGCGGACAATTTGAGGAATGGAGCAAGTAGCAAGTGCAACTCCCCTGAGAACAACCATCCTCTCTATCGGGTCTATCGGGCGATGCTCGACCGATGCCTCAATCCAAACATCAAGGACTTCATGGACTACGGCGGTCGCGGGATCAGAGTGAGCGAACATTGGTTAGGGCATGGTGGATTCAAAAACTTCATCGCTGATGTTGGTGAACGTCCGCCTAGTCCCGAAGACTGGACAAGCCGAGTGGCCTACTACTCACTTGATCGCATTGACCCCAACGGCAACTACGAGCCTGGGAACTGCCGGTGGGCGACACCGACGGAGCAGCGGGCCAACCGTCGGTGAGAACGCTTGGCATCGACCCCGGCGGCACCACCGGACTCTGTCTAGTCGAACACAGCCGAGTGCTCGACTACACCGAACTGACCTTTGATGAACTGCTCGGTGACGGAATTTTGGAAGGCTTCATGCCAAGAGCCGATGCCGTTGCCATAGAGCGTTACTTCATTACCGCACGGTCGGTGAAACTGAGTCGGCAACCGGAGGCACTGTACGTGACCGGTATCGCCATGTACCTATCGCATCGCTGGCGGATTCCCTTCACTCTGCAACCCGCCGCCGATGCCAAGAATGCCTTCACCAATGAGCATCTCCGCGAGCTTGGCCTGTTCCGATCCGTGACCGGACCCCATGCTCGGGATGCCCTCCGCCACGCCCTACTAGCCGAACGCAGAATGAGACTTGCATAACAATTACAGCCCGTTATAATCAGACACATGAGCACAGACAAGACATACAAAATCATTCGATTCCGACGGGACGAAGCTGGCAAGGCTGAGGTCGTTGCCACCGGCCTGACTCTGGAAGAGGCCCAAACCCACTGCCGTCGGGAAGACACCGCAGGCGATGGTTGGTTCGACGGCTATGAGGAAGAGAGGCCCGATGCAAGCTGAGTGGGTAGTCACCGTTCGCAAGGGAGACGAGTTGATCGAACGCGTTTTCGATGGGCGGGTCGCTGAGATGCGAGCCAAGGCGTATGCCCGAGACAGACAACGGGAGAACATTGTCGAAGTAGTCAGTGTGGAAATGAGAAACGATGAAGACCAAAGCTGAAATCTACCGAGACTCCCATCCCGGTCGCATCGTCGTAGAAACGGATTTCAGACTCAAAGAAAGTGTCAAGGCTGTTCCCGGTGCCAAGTGGGATGCCGACAACCGAGTCTGGACCGTCCCGCTCTCATGGCCCTCCGCACTTGCGCTCCGTGAAGAGTTCGGCGCTGACCTTGTTCTTGGTGACGTGCTCACCGCATGGGGCAAGAAAACCGGCGCAACTAAGGCGTATCTCCGCGCACTTCGCAGTCTCATTGAGGAACCGCCCGCACACATCGAAGATTTGACACTACCTGGATTCGCTGAGTTGTACCCGTATCAGAAGGTTGGTGCCGAGCTAATCCGAGTCGCCGGTCGCTACTTGTTCTTTGACGAGACGGGAGCGGGCAAGTCCCGTACTGCTCTAGCTGGCCTGTCCGCTCTCGCCGGGGAGTCCGCCACGGACGGCAAAGACATCTTCCCGGTTCTGATCGTGGCTCCCAAGTCCATGCTCCGAACATGGCGTACTGAAATCAAAGGATTCTTCCCCGGTGCCACCGTGCAGATCGTGGAAGGAAGCCCGATGGTGGTCGATGCCCTGCTCGCTGAGATTGCCGATTTCTACATCATCTCTTATGACACCGCCCGCTTGCGGAGCCGTCACGCTCCCTTCCCGACGGTGAAGCTGACGGAGGCCGAGAAGACCGACGGCCCGTTGCAGAAGATCGCTTTCAAAACTCTGATCGCTGACGAAGCTCACCGCATCAAGAACCCGAAGTCGAAGCGGACTCGGGCGCTGTGGCATCTCGCCAAGGAAGCGGACAACATCATCGGTCTGACCGGCACCCCGATTCAGGACACGCCGGAAGACCTTTGGTCCCTGCTCCGCTTCATCGCACCCGACGAGTACCCGGTGAAGACCGGATTCATAGAGCGGTACTGCAATGTCACGTTCAACTATTGGGGCGCTCGGGAAATCCTTGGCATCAACCCCGGACGGGCCGACGAGTTCTTTGGGAACCTTGACGCTCGCTCTCGCCGTATCACCAAGGAAGCGGCACTGCCCTTCCTTCCCGAGAAAATTTACGAGACGAGATGGGTCACGCTCCCGGCGAAGCACCGCAAGCTGTACGACGATGTCGAAAAGCGAATGTTCGCATCGACACTGGACGGGGAAGACGTGATTGCCGTCGGCTCGGTTTTGGAAAAGGCCGGTCGCTTGGTGCAGATCGCCAACGCCGCCGGTCACATCGACACAGAGGGTGTCTTCCACATGGACGCGAAGAACTCACCGAAGGTCGATTCGTTCATGGAAGACGTGCTCGACGGGGATTATGACGGGCAGCAAGTCGTCGTGTTCTCGGACTCCCGCAAGCTCTTGGAGCTAGCCGCCGGAGCCATGACCAAGGCCAAGATCGGCTACACCATGATTACCGGCGATGTCACCGGGGAAGATCGGGAAGCGGCGATGGAGTCCTTTCAAAAAGGCGAAGTCCCGTTCATCCTCCTGACCCGAGCCGGGGGTGAGGGAATCACGCTCACCGCAGCGAGCACGATGGTCCGCCTGGTCCGGTCGTGGAGTTACACGGTCCACACCCAAGCCGAAGATCGGGTGCATCGAATCGGCTCCGAGAAGCACGAAACCGTTCGGTACGTTGACTACTTGGTCGAAGATACGGTGGAGGAAGGCCAGTTGGCCCGACTTTCATCGAAGGAAAAACGAGCGCAGGAAGTCTTGCGAGACAAGGACTTGATGGAGATGCTTTCAAAATGAAATTCCTCCGAGACTTGGTCCGTGGTGTGTGGCATCTGCTCGCACATCTCGGAGCCGGATTGAGATACCTAATCAAAGAGAGGCACCTATGAAACCGAAAGACACAGTCAAAACTATCCACGAACTGCGAGCCGGTGTCGAAGCCGATGCCATGTTCTACGGACGACCCACCACCATCTTCGACATCGTCGCCGTGGCCGAGAGCCTTGGCGGTCAAGTCGTCGGGGAGAAGACCATCGACTTCAAGGACGAGCACGGCGGTTGGGAATGGGACGTGCTCGACTATGAGCCGAACAAGAGAAACGCTCTAAAGAGATACTTGGTTCTGGAACTGCCAGAGGAATTCGACAGGGTCGTGCCATGAAAATTGCACCACCGACTCGACGCAAGCAGCGGACCATCACCATCACTCTGACCGAGCCACAGTTCAAAGCTCTTGGTGAAGCGATCAGCCATTGGCAGACCGACACCTACGAGCAAATCACAGCGCCGAGTCGCCGTGACACGGCGGTCGGACGAGCGATGGAGAACGCTTGGAGCAAGATCAAGGAAGCGTGGCACGAATGACCTACGTTTCAAAAAGCGACAAGTCAATCCGTGACATCGCTCTCGGCCTGATGTCCGGCTCGGTGTTCTGTGACCGGATGCTTCCTGACCCGAATCTAATGACGATGGTGTTCATGCCGCTCGCCTTCATGGACAAGCCCGCCATTGACGACTTGGTCAAGCTCTTGGAGCCGACCGAAGAGGGCGGGTCGCACGGCATGATTTTTGAATGGATGCACAAGGCGGGTCCGAGAGGAATCAACGGGATGCCGATATTCACTTCCCTGCAAACTCTCAATGCCGATGATGTGGCTCGGGTTGATGCCATGATCGACGCGATCAATGCCGTGACCGGCGGAGGCGGTGAAGAGGAATGAACCTCACCTACGCCAATTGGTCCCTGCTCTCACGCAAGGGCAAGGAATACATGGACCGGCTCAAAGCCGGGGAGTCGTTCATCATCTATCACGCCGGGGTTCCGGTGGCGGTGATGCGCCCTCTCGTTCCCGGTGAGACGGTGAAGCTCACCTTGGAGGAAGAGTGACCTACTACGCCCAATCCAATGATCTGATCGGTGGGTGGGTCGTGACGCTTCACGACAAGCCGATGTCCGAGCACAACACCACGGAGGGCGAATGTCCCATCGCTGAGTTCTTTGACGAAGACCATGCTCAGAATTACGCAATGGTTCTCAACCTTGCATCGGACGGGAATCTCGCTTACAAGTCAGTCGAAAGACTTTGCGATGGAGACTGCCGAGAACACCACACCCACTACAAAGTGACATACCGACCGATTGTGTTGACTCACGAAATGAAAGTTCTCTGAAATGAGGTTGCTCTTGATACCGCCAAGATTCAGAACGCAGTCATGCAGAACCAAGAATCACTACCCCACCGAGCACATGGCGGAACAGGCCCGCCTCCGAAAACAGGAGGAACATGGGTGGCTACTCCATAGCTACGTCTGTGACCAGTGCGGGGAGTATCACTTGTCTCGGGTCAAATCCAGAGACGGAACGCCCATTCCCATAGTGGGCGGTTTTCAAAAAGAAAGAGAGAAGACATGAGCGAAGACAACAACACATGCTGGAAAATCACTGAGGACGGCGGCACCCACGACCGTTGGGTCTGCCAGGGTCACGACCACGAAATCGACTTGACCGAGATGGAGATGCACTATGAGCGAGCTTCGTGAAAAGCTGATCGAAGCGCTGGCGAAGGATTGCTTCGACAGACGGTTTGGTAAGGGTCGGTGGGAGGAACAGAACTACTTCCGTGACAAGTACCGAGAGACGGCGGCACTCGACCTTGACCATCTGCTCGACATTCTATCCATCTACAAGGAAGAGTGGAAGGAAGCGGCTCAGGAGGCGTGGCTCTATCGCTACGGAGAAGTGAAGCAAGTCACTGCCGAGCAAATCGCAATCTCACACATCGAAGCACTCCGAGAGCGCAAGCCCGCCGAAACCGGCTAACCTCTCGACGCACGACGGAAGAAACCCCCCGCCTGGTCTGCCAACCTCCGGGGGGTTTCTTCGTTCTCAAAACGGTCCTTACCAAGAGTGGGAAATTTTCCACTAATCAGAATTGCATAGCAATTACACCAAGCTATAATTCTGAGTGTTCCCCCCAAGAGAAAGGACCGCCATGAGCGAAGCCACTTGCGCCGAGTGCGCCACTCCCAAACCACCGACTGAGACAGTCAAAACCGCACGAACATCTACCGGATGGGGAGCAGTCGTCACCGTCTGCGTCTCTTGTGTCCGGGCCGTTGCCTCCGCCGCGAGCCGGTCGTTCCCCACGTTCGCCCCTGCCGGAGCGTTCGCTTGACCACCACCACCATTCCTGAGTTCGGCCCGACGTGCAGGAGGGGCGACCGGATATTCGTCACTTATGAGGGCGTGACCGCTTCCGCCACCTTCATCACCGCGACACAGGGGAGCCGCAACAAACTGGTCGTGCTCGACGGAACGGAGGAATCGTTCTACGTCCCTTGGGGAACCATCACCAAAGAGCACCCGGAGACTGGCGAGAAGCCGCCGTCCGCCCCCGAAGGATTTGCAATCTAATTTCACGACGCTATAATTGTGAGTGACACAGACAAGAGAAAGGGATGATGCCCATGACATCAAGACAGATAATGGAACTCAGAACCAAGCGGGAAGCCCTGGTTCGCCAGTGGACCGAATGCACCAAGACCGGCAAGGTCCGTGAGGCTCGGGAAGCTATGGCTGCTTTGCTGGTCGTCACCTACGAATTGCAGGGCAAATGAGCACCCCACCTTGGCGCAGCCCTGGTGTTGTCTGGAAGCTGCCGCCCGTTGAGTATTGCGAGCGCAACGCAGTGAGCGATGTGGCCTACGGCTACTCACCATGCAACGAAGTTGCCGACCCACGGTACGCCGAAGTCACCGACTTGCCGACGTGCGAATCGTGCTTGTACGAAATGGGACTGAGGTAATGGCTACCGGCGGCGACTGCTTCGACGCAGCGGTGAAGTTCGTCATGGACAAGCCCAAGGAAGAGCAGGACAGCTATCAGATCGTCCACGGCTACCCGACAGGGCAGGGTGACATCGAAGGCATGAGGTTCATCCACGCCTGGGTCGAAACCGCAGAAGAGATTGACGGCTTTTCAATCCCGGTTGTGATCGACCCATCGAACGGCAGGGAAGTCACCATGCCCAAGGTCATGTATTACAAGCTCGGGAAAATCGACCCGGACGAAGTCGTGATCTACGAACCGCAGGAAGCGTTTTTGAATTGCGTCACCTACGGGCATTGGGGTCCGTGGGACTTGGAGCACACCCAAGAGGAAGTCGAATACGCAGATCGGGAGGGATTGTGACCATGACATTCGCCGGAGAACTCACCGGGAAGTACGAAGATCACGGCACCATCTGGACTTTTGAAATCAACCGGGGCATCGAAGATGATCTGCTCGGGGCCACGAAGGTTTGGATAGCGGTCGATCATCGACCCGCCCGAGATTTGATGCGGCACTTTCTCGCCGCCGACGAACCAATCACCATCGAATATGAGGCGTGGCAAATCGTAAGGGAGAAAACATGAACGCATGGAAAGACGTTGTCGAATGGGCCGCTGCCGAGTGCGAGCGCCAGAAGAGCGGCGAGATGTCGGTCGCCTGGTTGGTCGCCGGTTGGGGCTACGCCTACGACGAGTTCATTGATTGGGAGAAGTGGAGCGATGTTGTGCTCCCGCCCACAGTCGAGAAGATTCAAAAACTGGCGAGCATCGTGGAGCCACGCACCAATGACCCCATCGGCTATCGCAATCGCGATGTCGTGGTCGGTGACAGATTTGAAAGGGGAGTTTCCTGGCGGGAGGTTCCCCGGCAGATCGAATTGCTGGTCGATGCTTGGGACACCCTGAGCGCCGACGAGTGGTACAAGCGGTTCCAAGAGATTCATCCGTTCGCTGACGGCAACGGACGAATCGGGGCAATCCTCTGGAATGCCCATCGGGGAGCGCTTGCTCCACGCAGGCTCGCAGTCCCACCGGACTTTTGGAAAGTAGCGTCCTGAGTTTGCATTGCAATTTCAGGACGCTATAATTCTGAGTGACAGACAAGACACAGACAGGACAGGAGGTCCGCCTATGAACATCAAACTCCACAACTTCGGTGGCAACACCTACGTCGTGACAGACGGGGATACCGGCGAAGAGCTAGGCGTGGTCGGAAAGAACCCGACTCCCCGACTGACCGGCTGGCCCTGGACGTACTCACTGACCATCGGTGATTGGCAAGGCCCGACCAACGGAGCAATCAAATCCCGCAAGGTTGCCGTAGACAAGTTGCTGGCAGAGAGGGCGAAATTGATATGAGTTGGATGAATGAGTGGGACATCGAAGAGGCTCTACGTCGATTCAAAAATCCCGAGACTCCAAATCTCTACGACGGTGCGATGGTTCTCGACCGGCTTGCCGCCTTCACCAATCGGAACAGCGACGGGTGGCATGTATGGAACGTCCCATCGAACGCAGCGAAGAATCTCCAAACTCTTCTCACAAGCGTTGATCGGTGGGAGCCAGTCGATGTCACGGAAGCCGAAATCGACAAGGCGCTCCGTCCGATCAAAGCGTTCTACACCCGACTGCAAGGCGACGTGTACGGCACAGGAGGTCGTCTGGCGGAAGAGGCCGAGAAACAGAAAGAGTGGATTGCCTGGTTCCTCAAAGAGTCCCGCGGCTCACTGGCTAGGAGGCTGATATGACCGAGAAACGAAAGCACTTTGGACTCCATTGGACTGAGGACATCAATATCCACACGCTCGGTCCCGGCGACTTCGGTTGGGTCGCCTTTGAAAGCAACTACTCGGGAGGCACCTTCCGAGTCGATCACGACACCGACACCGGAGACTTCCATCTCAGCGAGTGGGGCGGTTCCTACATTGACCCTTGGGACCGGGAAATTGGAACCTTCTCGACTCCCCTGGAAGCCATGATGGTCGCCGCCGAGATGCACCGCGACGAATCGGCGGAGGGTCAGAAATGGGAGCGGGAGATGGACGAAGCCATGCGCGGCGCTGATGAAGCGGAAGCCAGTGGCATCTACGATTTGCATTCCAATTTCACGGCGCTATAATCGTGACTGTGGAAACAACAACGGCAACAAAGAAAGGAAGTGAGCCAATGAGTGTTCTCTTGGAAACAGACTCGGCGCTGAAACGATTCGACGCTGATCTACTCAAAACATACGTGCCAGGGAAGGAATTCGTTTCTGGCAAAACCGAGCCGTCGGCACCCGCCGTCGAGTCGGTCAAGGCAATCAAGCCACTGCACAAGTCCTACCAGCGGCCCAACGGTGAGGCGTACTTGCCGAGAACGGTCAAGGTGGGCGACTCCACGTTTCAGGACGTGGCCTTTGTGGAGACGAGCTACGACAAGGGACTGAGCCTCCTGCTCTACGGCCCGCCCGGAACCGGCAAGACCGCCTTGGTCGAAGCGGCTCTGGATAACGTCGTCACGGTGCTCGGCTCCATTGAGACGGAAGCAGCGGACTTCATCGGCTCTTACGTCCAGCAGCCCGACGGCACCTACCTTTGGGTCGATGGTCCGGCGCTGGTCGCAGCCGACAACGGTTGGCCTCTGCTCATTGACGAGATTGCGCTGATCGACCCACGGCAATTGTCGGTGGTCTACTCACTGATGGACGGGCGAAACGAAATCTCGGTCACGGCAAACCCTGACCGGGGCAAGGTTTCTGCCAAGCCTGGGTTCTTGGTGTTCGGAGCGACCAACCCGAACGTGCCGGGAGCGGTGATGTCGGAAGCCCTTCTGAGCCGGTTCGCAGTCCACGTCGAGATGCAGACCGATTGGAAGATCGCAGCCAAGCTCGGTGTTCCAGCGAACATCGTGGAAGTGGCACGGAACTTGGGCAAGAAGGCCGAGTCGGGAATCGTCTCTGCTCCGCCACAGTTGCGGGAAGTGATCGCTTTCAAAAACATCGAAGAGACATTCGGTGAAGATGTCGCCTTGGAGAACTTCGTCTCCATGAGTCGGCCCGAAGATCGGGTATACGTCGAAGAGGCGATCAAGTCGGTGTTCGGGAAGTCTCCCAAGGTTCTGACCTTCTGAGACGAGCGGGGTGGACTTGCATAGCGATTACACCCCGCTATAATCCTGAGTGACAGACAAAGACAAGAAAGGGGCGATGCCCATGACCACAGAAACCAAAGTAATCAAAGCGGAGAGAATCGACCGACACGACGGAGTCGATGCCTACGGGCTTCACGTCGAGTACGTCCGGTTCTACCGTGATTCAAAACAAATTCACAGCCAAGTGCAAGTGTTCCTCACCGGACCCAACGTCTATCTCTACCAGCGGGAGCGGGGCAGCAAAAAGGCAAGGTGGTCCGAGTACGCCTTCCTCAGCCACGCCGATGCCCGAGAGCAAGTGCGGAAGCTGATCGCATCGTCCGAGTCCGACAAGATCGGAGCGGTCATGCGGGGAACCCCGACACTGGTGCAGTTGACCGAGTCCGACATTGAGGCAATCGCCTCCAAGCAGAAGCCGACCGCTCGCTACGACGGCGGCACCCGGAACAACCGGCTGTTCGGCAAGATTGACGACGAGACTTGGAGGGCGGAATGACCACCACAGCGGTCAAGCCGCCCATCATCACCGACCCACAGCGGACGGCACTGCAAAGCAGCCTGAACGAAACCCTGCATTCCTTGGGAGTCCGCTCGGATTCCAGGGGGGTCTTGGTCAAGGTCGATGCCAATGACGGTCCTGCTCCGGCGATGGGTTGGTACACGCCGGGATACGCCGACATCACCCTCCACGTCGGGGAGTTTTTGAAAGCCAGCGGTGCGACCGACACTGAGTTGGTCAACGCGGCGGCGGGCTTGGAACGGTGGGTTTCTCAAAAGGCACGGCACGCCGGAAGCCATGAGGGAACCAAGAAAGTGAACCGGGTTCGCAAGGCGCTCGCCGGATTGCTGCTCCATGAGGGCGGTCACTCCAAGCACTCGGATTGGGCGAGCGCAGATTTCAAGGCTCCGGCGGCAATCATCAACACACTGATGATCTTTGAGGAAGGGCGTATCGAAAAACGGGTGGTCGATGCTCACAACCCGCAGCAACCCAAATTCAGGGTCAAGGAATATCTGAGGGCCATTGCCCAAATCCTGCTCGCTGACACACCGGAGAAATACGAGAGCTTGGGTCACGCAATGGCGGTTTGGGCGCTGGTCAAGGGGAGGACTGCCGCTGGCACGCTGACGGCAGAAGAGTTCGCTCCCATCGACAACGCACTGAGGGCGCACCTTGGCGACGATCTGATGGACGAACTGAGCGACATCTACGACGAAGCAATGGCAACCGACGCTCACCGAACCGACGGGTTTGATCGACTGGTCGAACTGGCGGTTCAGTGGAACGAAGCCCTGGACATCAAGAGTGATGATGGGGGCAGCGGCGACGGTGAAGGCGGTTGCAGCCACAAGACCAAAAAGGAAAAGTCCGAGAAGGGCGAAGGCTCCGGCGGCGAGTCCGACGACGAGTCCGACGACGAAGAGGCCGACGGTGAAGGCTCCGATGGTGAGGGCGACGACGACGGCGAAGAGGGCGAAGGCGACGGCGACGGCGACGGCGACGATACGGGTGAGGGCGACAAGCCTGGTAAGGGCAAGCCCGACAAGGCCGGTGAGGGCAAGTCTGAGGACGAGCCTGGTGAGGGCGAAGGCGAATTCACCGACGTTGACGATCTGCCGGTTGTCGAAGTCGAAGGCGAGACTTCGGTTGCCACCGACGACGGCATGGCATCGTTTCGCAAGGCCATTGTCGAACTGGTCGAGAGCGACAAGCTGACCGAGACTCCGATGATGGACGTTGCCGATCAGCGAAAGGCGGTCAAAGACGTTTTTGAAAAAAACCAGAACTACGACGGTCACTCATGGAACGTGCGGAAGCCGACTCCACAGGAAGTGGCGGCATCGAACAAGCTGGCGAATCACTTGGAGACGATGATGGTTCCCACCATCGCTGGCACCAAGATTCTGACCGACATTCCCACCGGACGGTTGAAGAGCCGGGAAGCAGTACGGCGCTCGGCGGAGCGGGCGCAGGGTCGCATGACCACGGCGAAGCCTTGGGTGGACAAAAAGCGGAAGCACGCTTTCGGCCCACCGGCAGTCGTGGGAATCGCCACCGACACTTCCGGCTCAATGTCCTGGGCGCAGGGAATGGTTGCCAGCGCCGCCTACATCGTGGGCAAGGCGGGCCACCGTATCAATGCCAAGACCGCAGCGGTCACGTTCGGCTCCTACATCGAAGCGGTGTTAAAGCCTGGTGAGGTTCCATCCGAAGTTCGGGAGCGGACTGCCAACGGTGGAGTCGAAGAGTTCGACATCGCAATGGCGGCTCTGGACGGAGCACTCGGACTGACCAGCACACCGGACGCAGCCAAGGTGCTCGTAATCATCTCGGATAACGAGTTGGTCAACACCTTTGAGCCAGAGCGTCGGGCGATCTGGATGGACAAGTTCGCCAAGGCCGGGGTTGCGATTGTGTGGGTCGATCAGCGGAAGCGGTCGATTGAGAACACAGAGGGCGTAGAAATCAACTGGCGGCATCTGAGCAAAGACGAAATCCCGATGGTCTTGGTGAATGAAATCTCCAAGGCTCTCGACAAAGCATTCACCAGCAAGCGGGGAAGGTACTAATGACCAACGTAACACCGAGAGACGAGTGGCTTCACTATCCCGACGGGACGCACCGGACAACACCGGACTCGACCAACGGGACAGTGATTGCCACCTTTGAGCAGGCAATCGAACGGCATCTCGCTCGTCACGCTGACGGTGAGGGCGAGCCTGCCGGAGAAGAGGAAGAATGAGCGATTGGGCGATGGAAGCACTTGCTGACGGATTGGAGAAGCCAACAACTACTTGGCAAGACCAATTCAAAGACGCGGTCGCGCAGTACGTCATTGAGCGGGGATGGGTGACACTCGGAGACGACATTGACACTCGCACTGGCTACTACGGGGGGCCATACGACTTTGAGGCCACCTACCACCTACGTCCCGGCGGGACTGAGGATGAACTCTGCTCGGTCGTGAAGTGGAGCGATCTTCGTGAGGACGAGTGGGACCAATTCGCCGGGACGTTCAATGACTCGGACCACAACTACGGAATCTCCATCAAGATCGAAGAGTGCGCCTGCGGCGAATTAAATGGTCGTCGCCTATTGCATGAGGCCCGCTTTGGTGACGTGCTCCGGCATCTAGTCGGGTTCGGTCCCGAGTAATGCCTAACAACAAGATCAAACGGAACGGCGAGCGCAATGAGCATTACGGCGATCACAATTTCAAAGGACTCGGAATCATTCGCTGTGCCTCTTGCGGCGGCAAGCTCCGTGACCACCCAATGCGACCTTGTGAAAACTTGGGCGTGCGGCTCATTCACACTGACAAGCTCGCACGCAGCACATCAGTCGCCAAAGAGATTTCAACGGACTAGATTGTCGCACCTAGACGGAAGGCCAAGACATTTGACGACCGAGACAAGCTACGAGCAGGAAATCGTTGACGTTGCCCGTCGGCTCACCGAGTACGACGAAGCCTTTCTGGAATGCCGCACTATCGGCCACGCCTGGATGGTGAGTTACGTTGGGCCGGTCGCCAAAGCTGACACCGATCTACGAGCTAGAGCAAGACGGCACCCCTGGAATCCCGATGCGGCTCGGGTGCTCACTTGCCAGCGATGCAAAACTCAGCGCATCGACTTATGCGTCGTCGGTTACGGACGGAATGAATACAGCTACCGCATGGTGTCCCGGCAGTATCGCTACGACGGCAACTACAAGGTGGAGGGAGCTAACGACCATCGTGGCTTGCTTCACGAAGAGCTATTCAGGAGGAATCAGTGACAGACCTAGACCGAGAGCAGCGGCAAGGCGAGTCTCTTGTCACCACCATCAAGCGGTTGGTGGAAGAGGCCGCGCCAGAAGGCGTGACGATGCGGGACTTGCAAGCGAAGCCGCAACTAGAGACGACTCCGCCGACCAGCATTTCAGCGACCCTCTCTCAATTGCGGGGCGACCGAGAGAACACCGGCATCATTCGGATTGCTCCCGGCGAGTACGCCTATCGGCCCGACAATTTGGAATCCGATACCGGAGACGTGACCGCAGTGACCAACCGAGTCTCGGGTCAGAAGGGCAAGGTCGTTTCCATACTTCGGAACGAAGGCAAGCCCATCACCACTGAGGCCATTTCAAACAAGCTGGTCGAGCAATTTGAAATGACGCTGACTCGGAAGCAGATCAGTTCCAGCTTGGTCGCCCTTGTTCGTGACGACCCTCACGTCGAGCGACTTTCACCAGGGGTCTATTACTACAACCCGAATCCCAAGGACTCGCCAGCGATCAATCCCGAACTCGCCAACGCGATTCCCGACTCGGCTTTGGAGGAAGGGACCGGATTGAAAATTGTCGCCCGAACCCAAGAGGGCGCTCGGATTGCAGTGGACGAAAACGGTGTGGCATGGCAGATATCGGTCAAGGTAGAAAGTAGGTTGCTGTGAGCGTGGACCCGAGTTTCGTCACTTTCGGTTGGAAGAACTGGCGAGAAGAGCAAGTGCTGGTCTACGGACATCGTCTGATCTGGCACGACACCGTCGATGGTGACAAGCCGCTTTGCTGGCAGGTCGGATTTTCGACTATCTCCGATCACACCCCCGGTTACGACGACCCCACTTGGGGCGAACCCCATCTCGCCGCCAGGGGCGAACTTGTTGATCGTGGATTTCGCCAGTGCTCCAATTGTCGGCGTAACTTGGGTTGGGGAGTTGGCTACATCAAGAGTCTGCTTGTCAAGAGCCTGATTGATGCCTAAAGAACCCGTCGTCCCGCACGACAAGCCACAGGACCGGCTCACCCGAATCGGCGGGGCGATGAATGACGCTGCTCAACTGCACCCCGAGTCACAAGAGGGTGATCGGTACGTGTCTCTGCTCTACGCCGACGACGGCATGGCGGGCATCGCCCTGCACGGCTACGAACCGGACAAGCTGCACGAAGCTCTGGCTGATATCTTCATCCACATGCGAGCTATCGCCAATGCCAATGGAATGAGTCTTGAATTCATCGGGCTAGAGCAAAAGGGGCAGGGGTGACGTTTGGTGAATATGGAAAAATGATTCACGTCGATGATGAAGGAATCCGGCGAGCCGCGAGTCAAATGGCGGAAGCGGCTGAAAAGATGCTGCGAGCTTCCACGGAGATGAACGAAACGCTTTTCAATTTCCTCTTGCGATTCAGTGAGGAAGTGACCCGCATGGAAAACGTCCTTGTCCGCGCCTTGCTTCCCGATGATCTGAGCAAGTGATGTGGCTTGTCAATGCCGCTTTCTTTGTGGTGCTGGTCGGACTCACTCTGATCGTCGGGGCGCTCGCTTCCGTAGTCGCTGGAATCTCATGGGTTGTCAACTGGATTCGCACCAGGGAACAACCCTTGCCCCAAGCCCACTACTCTGATCGACGCTGATTTTCCGGGCCTAGTTGTTCAGGCCCATTTCAAAACGGGGCTTAAAACGCCTCTGAGAACAACCCCCAATCCCCAATCAGGAGAAAATCCATGAGACAAGCGATCATTGCTGCGCTCACCACGTTCGTCGCTGCCGTCGGCATTGCCGGTGGCAGTTCTCTTTTGGCAGACGATCACATCAGTCCCGAGCCAATCTTGGCTTCCCGACATCAAATCGTTCGACTACCAGTCCTTCCCGAATCCACGATTCCCGCTCCCCCGATTCCCGCTCCCCCGATTGTCACCGAGCGGGACCGGACGGCAGAAGAGATGGAGGTCATGCGGGAGACTCGCCATGAGCCAATCGTCTCCGAGCCAGTGACCTTGGAAGCCTCTGAGACGGCTTCTGAGGCCGCTCCTGAGCCGGAACCGGAGCCTGAGCCAGAGGTAAGCGAAGAGCCGGAACAGCCCGCAGACAGCGGTATGGGCGATGGTGTGGAACAGTGGCGCGGCCTGGTGACTTCCTACTTCGGAGCGGGGCTTGCCGACACTGCTCTCTGCCTCATGCAACACGAATCGGGCGGCAATCCCAACGCTCAAAATTCAAGTTCCGGCGCATCGGGACTCATGCAAGTGCTCCCGAGTTGGGCCGGGAAGTTCGGTTATTCAGAATCCGATCTTTTCAACCCCGATGTCAACCTTTCGATCAGCAAGGCGCTCTACGATGATGGGGGTTGGGGTCACTGGTCGCCGTGGAACAGGGGTGAGTGTCATTGAGTGAATTCACACAGGGGATGCTTGTCGGCATCGCAATCACGCTCGGGACATTGGTTGTGCTTATGATCGTGCTCGCCGTAAGACAGATGAACGAGAAGCGCAGACGGGAGGAACAGTGAAGTCAACGGTCTACTTGGTATGCGACGAGCGGGGTGTCTCTCGCCTGGTGAAAAAGCGAGTGCCGGTCCTGCACGGCGGAGAAGTGGCGATCAAACTCACCGTCGAGATTCCGAGCGGAGCCTTCCGGCCCACACTGGCGGACGCACTTTTGAAAGTCGATGAAGACCACATCGTCAAAGGTCCGCCAGTGGACGTGACCTTGGAACCAATCGAACACCGAGATTGGGAGTTGGTCGGGGAATGAACTTACCAAGCAACCATCGTGCTTATCTGAGTCGTCTTCTCAATGAGCGATATCTGGTCTTGGAGGGCGTGCTCACCTTCTCCCATCTCGACCGTGAGCACAAGAACGAAGCGGTGTCTGAGAAACGATTGATTGAGAAAATCCAGTTGGAGCTATCGGATGGAAGAGCCGCTTGAATTCGTGATCGCCCGCTCTTCGATGGGCGGCCATGCTTGGTGTCGAAACTGCTACCACCCCGATTTGTCCCATGCCGGAATCAAGATCAGTTCTGAGTCTCGGGGAGCGTGTCACCAACCCGATTGCGCTTGCTCCGCCCTGGTCCGAATGACCCCCGATGAATGGCTTCGCTGGCAGCACCCCGGCTCTCTACGGACGGTATAGTCAGTCGTCTTGAATCGGACAGGACTCAGACTGTGAAACTCGTCACTACTCAGGAAGAACTCAGCGCTGCTTTGGACAAGGTCGAGTTGGCCCTGTCTTCCAAGATCGACACCTATCGTCAGATTCACTTGGAAATGTTTACTGACGGATGGGTAGTTCTCACTGGCACCAACTCAACACTCACCATCAAGACGGCGTTCGGCGCTGAAGTCGGAGCCGGAGCCGGTTTCAAAAGCCTGCTTCCACCGGAGACTGCTCGGGCCGTCCGCACCTTGCCCGACGGGGCAGTCACCTTGACCGCCAGTGACGGGACCGTGGAACTGAAGAGCGAGCACGGACCCAAATTCAAATTGCGGTATGGCGATGCCACCGCCTTTCCCGAAATCTCTATTAGGAAGCGGGCTGATTTCAAGCTCCCGCTCAATTGGCTCTCGCAGATCATCGGGTATCTCGGGGCGGTTCCCAAAGCCGAGTTGGTGCTTTTTGAAAACGGAACCGAGAACGGGCAGATAGTGACCACCGATGGATTCCGCATCGGAGTGATCGACAGCGGAGTGGTTTTTGAATTTGACGAGTCGGCAGTCATACCCGCAACCATCTTCCGCCATGCCGAAAAAGTGCTGACCGGAAGTGGCGATGTCGAAGTGGTGGTGGAACGGAACCGAGTCACCTTTCGCCAGGGGCGAAATGCGATCAGCACGCTTCGTAGCTCCAAGAAATTCCCGAGCTACAAAACCATTTTGGAAACCGACGACAAGGTTGACGGATGGGTCTTCGCCACCAACAAGTCAGAACTGCTCGCCGCCTGTGACCGAGCGCAAGTCCTCACCGGGCTTCACCTTCCCATGAGGTTGAAATTGGAAGCGGAAGCACCAGGGGCGGACGTACTCGCCACTCGCACCGAGCTTGGCGATAGCTCGGAACATATCAGTGGCAAGTGGCCCGGACTCCCTCTCACCATCGGTCTGAATGTCGATCTGTTCCGCCCCGTTATTCAATCGCTGACCGGCGATGAAGTTGAGCTTCGATTCTCCGAGCCGAAAACCATGTTCCGAATCAGCGGTCCTAAAGACCCGAGCGTTCGATTCATAATGATGCCGGTGAGGTTGCCTGATGAAGCGTGAGCGAGATTCCGTTCCGTCAGAAACCAGCATCGAAGGTAGCTTGCTCTACGAAGCCTGGGGCATCATCGCTAACGCCGGATGGGATGGACTGGACAAGACGGAAGGGTGGCAAGAGGCCGCGATTCAGTGGCGAGACAAGTACCACGAATGGCTATTGGAACAGCATGGACACTGACAGTTTTGCACAAATGGCAGATGCGACAGAGGGAGTCGTCGCGTTGGTGGCGGGATTCAAGGCCAAAATGATTGATGCCGGGTTCTCGGTGAAGATCGCTGAGGCAGCGGCCTTGGAGTTTTGGAAAATGCTCATTGCGAACACCACCAAATGAATCTCTTACGTCTGTCTCACGCTTCGACCAACAAGCACAAGGCTCGGATGATCGAAGCCGAGCTAGGAATTTTCAAAGCCCACTGTCTGCGAGACAATGGCGACCCGCTGGCGGGATGGACCGCAATGGGTCAAGCGACCAAGGCTCTAGCCGATTGCGGCTGTCCGTCTGAATTGTGGCCCGAGCGAGTGAGAGAGGCAGTGCCGGTATGAGCAACTTTTTGAAAAGCCACATTCTTCTGATCTGGTTCGTGACCGAGATTGTGGTGCTGTGTCTCGTCGGGTACTTCTGGCCTTGGCCCCCACAAGAATGATCTTCACCTTCTCGGACATCGACCACTTCCTCACTTGCCGTCGGCTGTGGGCCTGGAACTACGTTCACGACTTCCACCCGCCAGAGGTCAGACACGGCGCAAGAGCGCTAGGAAGCCGAGTTCACAAGGCTTTGGAGTTCTTGTACGGAGGTCACACCGACGACCCCGTAGGGCTATTCAACGCTCTCTCAGCGAAGGATATGGCGTGGCAGGAAGACCATGCCGCCGCTCCGTGGGAAATCGACGCGCTCTACAAGGAAACCGTGATCGGTCGGAAGCTGATTGAGCGCTACGTCGAGTGGATTGCCGAGTCCGGTGAGGACGACGGCTTGGAAGTGGTCGCCGTCGAAGAGCAGATCGAAGCTCCCATTCTCGGTGGAGATGTCCTGCTCCGGGGCAAGGTCGATGTGAAGTTCCGTTACGTGGACTCGGGCTTCCTCTTGCTCAACGATTTCAAAACCGTGGGTCGGCTCGACAACGGGACCAGGGCCAAGCTAGAGCACAGCTACCAGCACCACGTCTACATGGGGATCGAATCTCTCGCCAACCCTGACGAACCGATGCCTCATGCCGCCAACACCATCTTGGTCAAGGGGCGCTACCCCGAGATTCATCGCTTCCCGATTCCCGGCACCGCCACCGCCACTCCGAATCGAATCGTCAACATCGAACGCATCGTCACTGACATGCTGAGAGCCATTGACGAAGAGAGCAACTACCCGTCGCCGGGGCAACACTGTGCCTGGTGCGACTATCGGAAGCCGTGCCTTCTGGCTGATGATTCGCCGGAAGCGGCTCTGGAATATCTGAATGTCAAGTTCGTCACAGGGGGCAAACATGATCGTTATAGTGATTCAGAATCTTGACCTGACCTGAGAGCGAGAGAATGAGCGAAGACCGAAGCATTTCATTCCTGATCTACGGAGCCTCCAAGTCTGGCAAGAGCACCCTGGCAGTGACTTCGCCCGCACCACGTCTCTACATGGACGTGGAGGCCGCAGCCCGATTCCTCCCCATCAATCGGATTGCTTGGAACCCGGCAAAGGAAGAGCCGCCCGTAGACGACGGGACGTGGGACACCGCCGTTGTCCCGACGAAGAATTGGGACACGGTCCAGAAGGCGTACCAATGGCTCGCGTCGGGGCGACACCCTTTCAATTCCTTCATCGTGGATTCCATCTCCGAGTTGCAACAGCGCTACATCGAAGGAATCTCGGGCCGCTCTCAGTTGCAGTTGCAACAGTGGGGCGATGCCTTCCGTGAGGTCGCCGGACTGATCCGCGATATCAGGGACTTGACCGTCCACCCCACCAAGCCGGTGCAGTGCATCGTGCTCACCGCAATGGCTCGCAACCGGGACGGCATGTGGTCGCCATTCGTCCAGGGTCAGTTGCAGGACGTTATGCCCTACTTCCTTGATCTGACCGGCTATCTCTACGTCGAGTTGGAGTCGGACCCTGGAAGCGACTTGCTGGTCGAGAAGCGCCGGTTGCTCACCCGACGCACCACGCAGTTTGAGGCAGGGCAGAGATTGGGCGGAGCGATACCGCCCATCGTGAACGACCCGCACTTGGAAGAGATGATCGAAACGGTGTTCCCGACAATGCGGCACATCGAACCAGAAGAGGAAGGAAGCGCATGACGTTCAATTGGTCCGACATTTTGGGGGAGGCAAGCCCCACCGGAGCACCGGCTGATCTGATTCCCATTGGAAAGATTCTGACTCGGGTGAAGGAAGCCACGGTATCGCCCGCCGCTACCGGCAAGACCATGATCGAAATGGTGCTGGTCGTGGACGGTGGGCCGTATGACGACGAGTACCTCTGGAACAATCTCGTTTTTCCAAATCACGAATCCAAGCCGGGACATCGCCGCATGTTCCTCCGGGCGCTTCGCTCGCTCGGATTCACAGAAGCATTTCTCAGAGACAACAACCCATCGCCGGAAGACCTTGCTCGTTTGATGGTGGGCCGTTCCGTGGTAGCCAATGTGTCACACCGCGATTGGGAAGGTGACACTCGCACTGAGGTCAAGAGCTTGCACCCACCAGGGGGTGAAGACGAACTTCCGCCCGCTCCCGATTTCGCCGGAGCCGCTACTGCCGCCGACGTTCCTCCGCCACCGCCGATACCTCTGCACACCGACGATGCAAGTGCAGATGTTCCTCTGCCGGTGCCAGCGGAACCACCAGCGGAAGAGGAAGCACCGCCGCCCATCCCGAAGCTAGACGAAGACCAAGACCCTGACGGAGACGACAAACCTCCGTTTTGAATTGCCCCTAGCGGTAGTGATTCAAGCGGACTACAATTTACCGAAAGGGGGTGAACACCTACATGACCACTGAAACCAAGACCAAGGCCGAGCTAGCCCGAGAGGGCAGACGTGAGAACGCATTCGCCAAGCTGAAGAGTGAGCGAACGAACATCACGAAGCTGGAAAGAGATGTCGATTCCGCCAAGGGCCGTCTCGTCAAGGCGGCAATGACCGCCAAGAACAACGGAGCCACCCTGAAAGAGATTGCCGAGATAACCGGCTACTCAATCGGTTGGGTGCAGCAAGCACTCGTTTCCATCGGATACGAGCCGCGTGCTTACAAGACCAATGGCAGCAAGACCGCCAAGTAATGCCGTTACCGCGGCAGATATGGTCTACCGGCTCTCCATCGGTGATTTGAAAGACCCGTCCGCCAAGGCGTACATACTCGCGAGAACTCTCGTTCACTTGGGCTACCACGCCTACGTGACCGAGAGTTCTCTGTTTCCGATCTACCTCTCGGTTGAACGCCGGTCCTTCATGGAGGCCGAATCCGATTCCGAGATGCGCTGGCTGATCGACCTTGGATATTCCGACGGAGCCAAGTTCATCGTGGCTGAGTTGGAACCCCCAACGGCGATGGTGCTGGAATTCAAAAACCTTCCTTGGAACGATCTGGACGCGATGGGCCAATTGATCGCCCACGAAATTTCTCCAAATAATTCGGATTTGGATTTGCGTTAGATTTTCAGCGGGCTATAATCAGAGTGTCAGGCAAGAGAAAGGACCGCCTATGACATACTCCCCGCCCGAAAGCTACGCAACCGAGAAGCAGATCGCCTTCATCGTCTCGCTCATAGAGCAGCGGTCACTCACCCCGGAGGTCAAGGCCCACGTTGAGGCCCAAGTCGCTTCCGACACCATGACCAAGCAGGAAGCCAGCAAGCGCATCGAATGGCTTCTGGCGCAGCCCAAGGTCGAGAAGCCCAAGCCGGTCTACGCCGACGTGCCGGAGGGAATGCACATCTCCCCCGAGACGGGAGTGGCGGTCAAGGTCTACCGGACTCGGAACGGGCATGTCGTCGCTTCCTTCCTGAAAGAGATTGACGGAGCCTGGGGCTTTGAGTACCAGGGCAAGCGGGGGCTGAAAGGTCTGAGTGAGGCCACTCGGATGCCCGCTGAGGAAGCCGCCAAGTTCGGCAAGACCTACGGCATCTGCATCAATTGTGCCGCCCATCTGACCGACGAGCGGAGCATCTTCGCCGGGTACGGGCCGGTTTGCGCCAAGAACAACGGGTGGGCCTACCCGACCAAAGACGAAGCGATGAAGGGCTTGGGAGTCGGCATCTACGCCGACTCCGCCCCCATTTCAACACCGGAGGGCGCATCTTCCTTTTGGTACGACGCTGCCACCGTCGAAGAGGCGATAGCGAATCTGGATTCAACTCCATCTCCCAAGATTGAATTCTTGGTGAGTGAACTGGCTGACTTGGCTGCGATGGAAGCAGCGGTGAAAGACATTCCCGAGCAGCCCGACGACTTCGATGAAGTGGTGGAGGAATCCATCGGATTGAAAGAGGCGACTGAGGGAATGGAAAAGGCGGCGGAAGCCCTAGAGAGCTTCGCTGCCGTTTTGAAAGAGCACGCGATTCTCCCAATCACAATCGACACGTCCGAACCGCCGTCACTGGCGGACCAACTACTACCGGAGGACATATGAACCGAAACAAACTTGGCATCATCGTGAATGTTGCACTGACCCTTGCTTGGGGTTATACTGCATTGAAAATGATCTTCACCGACTACACACCATCTCGGATATTCGTCCTTGGGATGGTGGTGATTCTGGCCCTGGATGCTCTGGTATCCATCGCCAGCTATCGACTGAAATATTGGCAGGAGCAAAAGGCTCAGGCCGAGAAGCAAGCAATGGAATGGGACGCTTGGGTCAACCAGGCTTGGCGACCCACCGACGACTGAAAGCGAGAAAACATGAGTGACACAAAAACAAAGACGGTCAAACTAACTGAGTTGGAAATCAGGATGATCGACACGGCTCTGAGCCGACAGTACGACTTGATAAAGGGCAGGCAGGCCAAGCTACGCCGGTCGGATGCGGCAGACGGTTCCAGCGCAAAAGAGTGGGATGCCGCCTATCAGGAGCAGATGAACACGATCAAGAGCGCCATGAATGCGGTTCTGAGGAAAAGCTGATGTGGATTTTCACCAAGGATGGGTTCTTCTCCATCGTGAAGCACAAGGACAACTCGGCGTACCTCATGGTGAAGTCCCGAGTCCGTGAGGACTTGGTCGATGCCTTTGGCCCCGACGACATCAAGGAACTCGCCGGGAGCGACTATCGCTTTCGCAAGACAGTTCCGAGAGCGGTGGTTGCGGACTATCTCAAACGAGAGGCATACGAACTCGACTACGAGTCGGTGAAAGACAACATCGACAAGGGTGAGGACGACCGCCACAAAATGCTCTATGCGGTGTGGGCGGCGCACTTTCGTCTGCAACAAGACCGCTACCAAGATGAAGATTGGTTCGATCTGACTTGGACGCAGGGCGCTCCATTGTGAGCCACGCCTACCCATCTGGCGGCTCTGGCTACTACCGAGCCAAACGATCATTGGGTGCGACCGATCAAACGTGGTGGGGTGTCAACACCGTATCTGCACGGCAAGCCGAGCAGATCGGGCCGGAGGAACTAGCCGCTTTGCTGGCAAGCACCGACCCCGACGAGATGGAGTCGGTTAGAGGCAAGGCGCTATCCAACCTTGCTCCGAATAACAGGGGCAGACCAACCGGAACCTACAACTGTCCCGTTGTTCAATCTGAGATGCCGTCCGAGCTTCCGACCTATGCCGTGGTTCGGGAAACTAAGACCACGGCTCGGGTGTTCAACACCGTGACCGGAAGGCCGAGTTCCAAGGTGGTCCCGATTTCAAAAGCCTGCAAGATCGCCAGACAACAGAACGGAGAACGAGAATGAGTGAAATGGACATCGGAAAATCATCGGTAGAGGAAGAACCCACTCGGTACACACCGGACGAATGGAAGTCGATTCTCGGTGAGGGAATCCACGTCGCCTTCCGAAAAGGGAGCGATCATCCCGAAGCCCACGACTACTGGAAGCTGATTCAAAAGATGCCCGACGAGCTTTGGGACGATGTTCTCGGCTACGTGGTGTGGAGTCTCAGCTACATGAAATTGATCGACGTGAAACCGGAGTAGCAACCCGCTATGATCGCCGTCCCTACTCGGAGGCCCGATTGGACGGATGGGAGTCATGGGCCATTCTAATCGTGGCCCTGGTCATTGGTTGGGTCGGAGCGGACCTTGCGATCAAAGGGTTCAACCGGCTCCGCTGGTGGCGAGAAGAAACAGACACAGACACAGACACGGAAGGCACGGAATGAAAATCATCACCGTCGAAGATCACCAGGCCAAGTACCTGAATGATCTGCTCCAAGCACAGCGGGAGCGCATTTACAAGGAAGCGGACAGATCACAAGTTGCTTCCGGTTCCAGCGCAGGACGGGCCAAAGCCGCCGAGCTATCACGTATTGACTTGATCGTGCTCGCAATCAAGGACGCTCAGACCAAGGAATGAGACTCCGCTACGTCAACTTCCACCAAGAGAAGTGGATAAGTCTCACCGACTTGCAAAACTCGCTACGCGAGCTTGCCGGAGGCGTAGGTTCTGTGTCGGTTGATTTGGACAAGCTGGTGGAATGGCTCGACAAGGCGGCAGTACCGGAGGAAACATGACTGACTTTTTGTGGTTCATCGCCATAGCCTGCATCCTGGGCGGACTGCTCGTCATAATGATTCAACTGTGGGAGAAAATTGACTACGCCAAGAGACAGAGACAACCCCAATTCATCGGAGACATTGACGACCCCGACCCCCGCGGCCCCCTCAACCCCCACGAATGGCGCTGGCGGCAAGAGCAAATCGAAAGGGCGAAGGACGTTCAGAGGAACGAAGGATGGTTCCAAGAATGACCCACGGTGCTACTGGTGTGGAACCGGAATCGACCTCTACATCTACTCCCGCGCCCTCCATCAAGGAATCTCTTATGCCGTATGCGGCGAGCAATGTCCCGAGTGGAAGCCAGGAGCTATCTTCATCGGAATTAGCGGAAGCAGTGTCCGAACTAGTAAGGGCTATTCGTGACGAAGGCGTGAATCCGAGATACCACCGCATGATGATCGTCCGTCACCGCCAGCAATGGCCTGCTCTCTGGAAGGCAATCGAACACATCAACACGCTCTGGCCCAAATCTGAGCCTGTGACCGTGGACGACATTCGATAAGCTGACCAAGCGCTTCGCGGAAGAGTGGACAATCACGGTGAGTCGCTAAGACAAGGCCGTGGGCCGTGGAATCAGAAAGCCCCGATTTTCGGGGCTTTCTGTTATCTCGGATACCAACCAGGGGAGCCGACCGCGCATTGGGATAAGGCCAACGAGTTCCCGGTCGCCCAACACGACCCGCCATAAAACACGAACTGACTGATCGTGTTCGCTAGGTAGAAGATGCCGCTCGGGTTGCGTCCATCGGCTACACCGTTCTGCAATCGGGTGATGGTGTTCCCTTGAATCAGCCAATCCCTTGCGTTGTAGACGTACAACTGACCAATGCTGTTGCCGACCAAAGAGCCAGCGACGGTGTTTTCCAAAAGCACGTTTGCCAGTCCGGTGTTGCGGATGAAGTTCTGCCTACCGACGCTTCCGTCGTTTTGAATTGTCCTTCCCCCCGTCGGCACCGTGGCAAAACGGTTGTCGATGAAGTCCACGACCGCTCCCGGTTGGCTCACTTTGAAATCAGCGTGATCTTCGTCTGGTGCGCCGCCAATCGTGCTGCACCGAATTACCGAGTGACCGGCGTGCTGATCGCCATTGGGACCGCCAAACTGAATGGAGTCTTCTGAGGGCTGACCATTCCAAAGCGAATTACGAATCTCGACTGAGCCTCCCCGCTTCACTTCCACCGTATGTCCGGTGGAGCCGGTGCCGGTTCCTCTGAATGTCACATGATTGAAAATCACATGAGAGCCATAGACCCGAACTAAATCATCGCTGTGAGTGCCGTCGAAGACGACATTGGAAATGGTCTGGCTCGTCGTGATAGTGGCGGGACCACGAACGGATGCTCCGCTCGGCGCACCATCGGGTGTGGTGTCGCACGCGCCAGCGGGGGTGGTACTTGTAGTTGTGGGCCGGGTAGTTGTAGTCGTGGGCCGGGTAGTTGTAGTTGTGGTGGTGGTGGTGCCGCGGGTGTGCCACGGTCGATGATGGGCGGTAGCCGTCAGAGAGAGCAACATCACTACCAACACAGCGGTAAGGAATGCGACGGTTCGTCTCATTGCGTCCTCTTTTCTGAGGCCGCGACAACTCCGCCGACCCTACCCGCCGCTCAATCGGCCTAAACCAATCAGAAACCCCCCGAATCATCGGGGGGTTTCTGGCCTTCCTCCCATTCCCTGCCCCTTCCGGCAGCGACGGCAAGACTAATTCCCATGAGCAGGCCCGCGCCCAAGATCATTCCAAGAGCGAAGGCGAGCCAGGGATTCAAATGACCTTGGCCCGATTCAAGTAGACCATCAACTGCTCGACTTCCAGGCTGTCTCTCGGGTGGGAGTTCTCATTGAGCAGCCCCGCTTTGTGAGCGTCGGTCCATGCCGCTTGCGCCCAATCTGAAACTTCGTCCCAATTGGGTTCTCCGTTGGGTCCGTTCGCCATATCTTCATCTCCATTCTTGTCCCAAGTGACATTCTTCACGTCTGCCGGTGCGACGTTGATCTGCCAGTGCATCGTGTCTGGCGGATTCCCCGCGGGCCACCGACCGCCCCATTGAACGGCTTGCTTGCCGTTGGCCTTGATTCCCTCCATTCGTGAAATGAAGGTGCTCGGGTAGTTGTGCCGCGGCGGATTCCGATACGGGTTCTTCGACGGATTGATGTCGATAGCCAAGGCATAGGCATGGAGACTCGGCGGACGACAGTTGTAGGTGCCTCCCGCGCTTTCCAAAAACAGATACGGCTCGCTCGCCATGATCTGTGAAACCGCTCGCCAGATCGGAGCCGACTCAGACGCAACCGAGAGTTGCCACGTCTTGCCGTCGCCGGGGAAGGCCACCTTCACGAATCGCTCCGGTCGGCAGCGGTACTTCGACCACCACGTTCTGACTTGTGTGCTGCTCGCCATTTATCGCTCCACTAGTACGCCCGCGATTCCGCACTCGTCGCATCGGGCCATGAGGTCGGGATTTGAAAACTGACTGACGGTGGTAACCACATGAGATGTCCGTTGACTGAGCACCAGCTTTTCCTTCACCCTGTAATACCGGAGGGTGCCTTTGCACTCTCTTCCGTCGGCGTGTCTGTGTCTATGCGGTCCAAAGTCAAAGGTCTGGCCGTCCATGCACTCGCATCCTAAGCGACGAGACAACCGCCTGTGCGAACGGGTAGGAATCGAACGGAGGCTCGGGAAGGTCCGGGTCTTGCTCAAAGACAATCCCGTCGTCGCCCTCCACCGGCAGTCGATGGTCGGTTTGCCCGTCCAGAATTTCATCAGGGATTCCATAGGGAAACGCAGCGCAGGGGAGCTTGCCGTCGGGGAGCGTGGTGCGGAGATGAAGGCAGGAGTAACACATCGGCGTGAGCACACTGGTCATATCAATCGGACCCCATCCCTCTGTTCTGCTCTCGGATAATTGCTGCCGGGGTGAAAGTCTGCCACTTGCCCTTGTAGAAAATTCGGTTACTTGATGGGCTGTAATAATCATCAGGAATTTGAGACGGTGTTGCTGCTCGCACTATGTCTACCGAGCCGAATGTCGGGAAGAACGACCACGCGCCGCCCTGTGTCTTCTCTGCTTCTCGTATGAAGGATTCGACTTCCGAAAAATTGGTGGCCTTGATTTCCTGAACCGACCGAGCCTGCATCAACGCTGGTTCAAGTTCCAAGCTCTCGCTCGGGAACTCAATCGGCTCCCCGAAGTCGGACTCGGCGTAGACCGTTCCAGCGGCCCATGAGTCGTAGAGCGCAGCGGTTTGGGGGTAGTGCTCACGCATTCCCGGCAATTCCAAAAGGGCAGAAGCCTCAGCCCAATACGCATCTAGCTCTTCGGGAGCGAGTGATCCATAATCGACAAGCTCGTCGGGGGTGTACCGAGTCGGCGGCATCTGACCGGGAATGTCCATTCCGAGATGCCATGAGTCCCACGCAGATTGCAATTCAGGTGAAATCGGGACGTAGCCGGTAACAACTCCGGCCCACACTTCAGCGAATGCCTCTGAAGACTTGCTCAACCCGTACTGAGAGGGAGCCAGTTTTTGAATCTCATACCGGGCCGCCTGGACTTCGGGCCAATTAGAAGAATCCGGCATGAGGCCGAAACCGTCGGCATGTCTCACTTTTGAAAACGGCTGACCAGCTTCCAGCATCGTCTCCGCCAGATACCGGAACTGCCGGTGGTGTCCGAACTCATGCACCATCGTCGCCGTGTAATCGCCTTGGGTAGAGCCGACCGACCAGGGAAACGACCCGCCAGAACTCATGGCCTTCTCTTTGGCCCACGTCTTGTCGTCTTGGAAGTGAACTTGATTCAAAACTATGGCCTTGCGGTTCGTGATCGGGCCAATGCCGCCAGGGTGCTTGGTGCCGGGATGGGCCACGGCAATCGCTGAAGTCGGCTTGACCAATTCGTCGTTCATCAAATGAGCCGATGCGTTGGTGACAACCCCATCGACCCACAGCGCGGTCGGCGTGTCGATGCCGGTTAGCTCCCGGTATCGGTTGGCGAGATTGAATGCGACTTCAGGATCAGTGCTTTCCAAATTGAAAACTGTGGGCGCTCCCCGAAACGCACTGAGGTCCGCCTGCATCTGATCCGTGATCCACGATTGCTTTGCCGCTGGCGACAACCCGTCCCACCCACCAGGCTTCGCCATTGGAGCCAGAGCCATTCCAACCCCGATGTCGGATTCGGTGATCGACGGGACAAGGTCGGTCGCTATGGGGGTAACTGACGGAGGCTCGTCAGGCAACAGTTCGCCCGCTAGATCGACAACTGGCTCTTTTGGAATCGTCGCTTTGCCCGGTTCCCGAGCCGAGACTTGGTAGCTCCGAGCATCGAATGTCTCCCCGAATGCAGAAGCGTCCCATCGGGGATCGGTCATTTTCACCCGAATGATCGGGTTGCCGGGGTCGTCAGGGTCGGGGATGATTTCTTGGACTTGACCCTGGACCCGCTTGTCGCCCCTCTGACCGTGGCGAAAGCCCGCCATATCAATGAGATGAATCAGGCCAAGCGTCTCAATGAACTTGCCGTCGTGACCTCTCGGGTGAAGGTCGGGGTTCCAGTCAGCGGCGGTGAAAGACACCAAGACCGTGTGCGGATTGTGAACGAAGGCGCGCATCGCCTCCACTCTGACCGATGCTGTTAGAGCGTCGGCTCCAAGAGGACTTCGTCCAGAAGCCCGTAGTCCTGCATCATCTGAAACTGCTCGTCCATCAACTCTTGGTGGGACGCGACCCATTCCTTGCCGAGCCGTGCTTCGGTCTTGGCGTAGAGACTCGTCCGAATCTGTTCCAGTTGTTCCGGTGTCAATGCTTCTACCACTTGCTGCTCCCCTTACAGGTCTTTCCATTTTACGGGACATTGTAATGTATGCGGGATTGTCAAACCGCTCATAGTCCCATCCATCCGGCGCATACTCTTCGTTCCAGGGATCAGAGGTATCGACCTTGAACCCGTTCGCTTCGTACATATCGGTCAGTGGCCCATCGAAGTTGTTGAGCCAATTGACCCCTTTTTCGTCCAGTAAATATCGGAGTAGGTCGATCCCGGCTTTAGGTGGCGCTCCCTCCAAGGCATAGAGGGAACCGATTTCAACTCGACCGTCCTCATGGCGAGTGAGAGCCGCACCCACCTTCCCGTCGAACGCCGAGTAGACATCGACATTTTCCTGAGCGAAGTGGCTTTCATCGAAATCACTAAGGAAGGCTCCGTACCGACCCTGGCGAGCTTCAGCGAATCCCTTGTGGAATTCGGCGGCATCGACTTGCTTGACGGTGTCTAGGAAATTCTCGTTTTGGTAAAGAGCGCCGGAGTCGGTCAATCGTCGCCTTGATCGAACCGTCGGGTCAGAGATGAAGTAATGAGCACCCCTTGGCTCTACCTCTGACCCTTCGACTTCGATTTCGTAGACCTTCCCCCCAGGAACACCCTTGGCGTATCGGTCTGCCGCATCACGGTCGCTCGTCCACCATCCCCCTGCTTCCCCTGACTCCGGCGTGTAGTACGACGGATTGTCCAGATCGCCTTCACCCCGATACAGGGTGAGTCGTGCCTTCTCGCCAAGCGATTCGATCTGGTTGGACTTGACCGGGACCGTCACCCCATCGGGTAGTTCCACCATGATGCGGTCGCCGCCAAAGATGTTCTTGACTACGCCGGTCGATTCTGAAATCTGTTCCTTAGAGCGGGGATGGACGAAGTCGAAGAGCTTGACCATGCCGAGCTTTTCGATGAACTTCCCATCCCGGCCCCGCGGGTGAAGCTCGGCTTCCCATGAGCGAGCAGCGACCAGAGCGGTGCTTGGCACCGCCCTGGCCCGATTCTGGGTCACGAATGGACTCGGCTCCGCAGAGAAGCGGCGTAAGCGTCCCTGTGGACGTTCCTACGGAGTGACTCGGCCCGAGCCTCTCTGTCCGTGGCGGTGTCATTGATCGCCTGAGAGATAGCGTCACGTCGCTCTGCGGCGGTCATGGTGATGTCCGGCCTGGACTCAATGGCTTCCAGACGGTCGTAGACCTCATTCAGCCCCGCCCGAATCTCTTCATCAATGCTGAGGCCGAGATTCTCTTCCAGAGCCAGATCGACCAACGGCTCCACTCCGGCGGCAACCAGGGCAATCGGGACACCCGATGCGATCTTGGCTCGGGGGATCGGAATGCCGGGAACGTTGACCGCGCACACCGCGACTAGTTCCAAGCCACCGTTGATCGGTCGCCAGTCGCCGGAGACGGAGGAAGCCCGAATCGTTCGCAGCTTCGTCTCGTCAACGTTGGGACGGAGCGCTCCGGCAACCCAGATTCCGAACCGATCCTCACCGACATTCACGTCCATCACGGCGGAGTCGGTGTTGTCGTAGTGGGCTACGGCATCGGCGGTGGTCGCGTCCAATGGGGCGTGACCCCCGGTGAGAGTGATCTGCCCTACGTCTTGGAACGAACCATCGTCCGTCTCCACCACGCCGGTCTTAAAAAAGGCGTACTTCGACTTCGACTTGGGGGCGCGCACCGATCCACTCATGCCGATGTGCGACTGCTTCCACGATGCGACGTGGCCCATCACTTGTCCCGAGCCTTCCACGGTCAATGGCGAGAGACGCATGAAATTGGGATTCTCAAACCACTGCTTCGGTGGCTTGACCGGGAACCCCGCCGCCAGAATCGCGCCGATGTCCTCCCGCACCATGCCCCATTCGGCATAGCCCTCATACACACCGTCTGGCAGAAGTTCGCCAGCTAGATCGGTCATTTCGACAAGTCCTTTCTCTTCTCGGATCGTAGCCTTCGCAAACTGGCGACCCTTGCTCGCTGACGGTCTATCTCTGTCTGGTTCCGGGCTTCCATGTCGTGCAATTGTTGGACTTTCAAAAACCGTGCGCTGGCGAGCATGGCCCGCCGGTCCTTCCCACTGGCAGTGAGAATCCTGATGTCGTACCTCCCGATTTCCTTTTGAATCTCGGCGGTAGAGCCAATCAACTCCGAGAGCTTGGATTCTTCATCCTGAAGCTGGCGCTCTAGGTCCGCCAGGGGATCGTTTTCCAAATCGGGGCAGCAATCGCCACCAGATACATCATCTGCTTCCTCCATTCGGAGCATCCGGCCCCACGATTTCGGTGCCTTGAAACCGTATCCACTGGCAACTTCGACCGGCTCACGGTGGTTTTCAAAACGCAGCCAATAGCTCATATGAAGAACTGCCCCGGTGCTCCGGTAGATCGACTCCGGCGTAGGTACTCGGAGGCATCCTGATACTGCTTGGTGAGGCCCGAGCGCTTGTCCCGCAATTTTTTCAAATTGACATTCATATCAGCGACCTTCCTTGTCCGTTGGGAATTGATGTCACTGATCTGGGTGCTGATCCCGCGTCTCTGCGCCACCAGCTTGTCGATGGTTTGGGCATTGGCATCCGAGTACCGCTTGATGCCCTCTTCCTTCACCCCGGCTTCGTCACTGAGCCGTCGCGCCTGATCCATCAACTGAATTCGCTGAACCTCAGAAGTGGTGTTCGCCGCCCGCTCTCGCAGTGATGCAGCTTCGGAGCGAAGATCACCGACTGCCGCTCGCTCCCGCTCATTGGCAGCTTGGGCGGATTCCCGGCCCTTGCTGGACGCATTGCGGGCAGCTTCGATCTGAAGATCAAGAGCGTTCCTCCGCTCGGTGAGCGAATCGGTCTGCCTTTTGAAACCCTCCCGCACCCGATCCAACTGATTCTGAACATCATCAATCTGCTTGTCCGCCAATTTTAGTTCGTCGTATCTCTGATTGCGGAGCCATTCGTCCTTGGCTGAGAGCATGTTGTTGATGTCGTCAAGCTCGCCCTGATACTGCGCTCGCTTCAGCGGATCGTCGGTGCCTCTGATTAGAGATTGCAGTTCTTCCTTGCGGCGAATGGCAGCGAGTTCTATCGCCGCAGCCATTTTCACCTTCTGAGACAAGGACGAACTCCGCCATGCCTCAGACCGGCTCTCGGAAGTTGATTTGCGACGAGCCTCCGCCGATTTCCGTGCCGCTTCCCGACGCTGCTCTATCTCGGCATCGCTGAGAGTCCGGGTGGTCTTTCGGTCCTCTCGGGCGTAGGGAGTCCTGCCACCCTTCTCTGGCTTCAGCTTGAACATGCCAGGGGTGTAGGTGCCAACTCCGATCAGTGGAGCGGCATCGCCCCGCACCCCGACGTGGCAAGCCACCCCGAACCCGCCCATTCGCTGACAGAGATTGGTGCAGTAACCGGCGGCTCTCGGCCCGATGTATTTGCGGAGATGCCGCTGGCAACGGGTCCACGATCCCGGTGTTCCCCACCGGATTTTCAAAAGTCCACCTTCGCCCACGGTCCAGTACCGCTTCAGCTTTTCGGTTCCCTTGATCCCTTCCGGGGTGACGGCGGCTCGGAGAATCAACTGCTCTTCGATCTGCCCGAGAGTGTCGTCCAATTCCATGAAGGCCGACGAACGAAGTTTCTTCGACTTGACCACCTTGGGTACAAAGTCCATACCCTTCGTGGATTCATCGACTTGCTTGATTACGTCGTCGCCCACGTCCTTTTCCAAAACCACGATGGGTGGTGGATCAATCGACCTCAGTGGAATCAGCCAGTCGTCGTCCTCAAACCAATTGCCGTCGTGACGGCGGAGCAGTACCGGCCCCGGCGCGAGAGCAATCAATTCCAAAACGGCGCTCTTGTCCAGATCGTCCACAATGGCAACCAGCTTGGCTCCCGGCGGGAGCTTGGAAGGCGACGGAGCCGCGGGCTTCTCCGGCGCAGCGGCAACCACCGGCTCTTCTGGAATCCAGGCCAACGGGAAGTAGGGCCGGAACAACACCGAATCGCAGCCCTCAGTGAAGGCTCGGGCGACGAATGCCACATCATCGGCTGAGAGGGGAGTGGTGGCTCCCCACATCTCGTCATTCTCGACCCACTTCCCGTCCTCCCACAGCAACCCATCTCGGGTTAGTCCAATCACCAGAGAGTCGGTTCCTGCGGCGAGCAATCCTTGGGGGAGCTTGGGACTGTCACCGAGCATTGGCTTCAAAACCTTGCGCTGCTCGTTTTTCAAAACTCGACGCGACCACGTCGCCGCATCGGTGTCATGCCAAGCGACAAGCTCTAGTTCGTCCAGCACCGGAGCTTCGCTGAGATGCGAAGTCTCCAATGCCGGAGGCCGGGGAAAGGTGCGCTGGCTAGTCATTCCAAGGGAAACCCTCTTCGATTCCAAGCGACCGAGCACGACGCTCGACATACCACTGGAAGTCGGGGTGCGTTTGGGCGAACTCAATGGCGGCAGGAAGATCGCGAGCACTGGCGATGGTGGGGATACTGAGCGATGCCACGATGGTTTCCGTGACTAGTGGTTTCAGAGCATCGGCATCCGGCTCGCCCGAGTAGCGGACTTGAACCCGGAAGTCGTCCTCCGGCGCTATCGGCATCGAAGTGATCTTCACCGACTTGCCGGTCTGATCGGCAGGGTCGTACATATCCAGGGCTTCGTCTTCGACCATGACGATGTCGTAGTCGCTGATCGCTTCGACATCGGGCATCAGATACCAGGCTCCGGTGTAGCGGAGGTATGACGTAGACGGCGTGTCCAGCATCAGAGTCGCCACATCTCCGTTGTCGTCTACGAGTGCGTTGAGCATGATTTCTGCTTCTCCCATCATCACGTCTTGGATAACGGACTTGGGCCACGGAATCCGGCTTATGTCCGCTCTCACCGGATCGTATTCGTCATAGGGTCGGACAATCACCCGTATTCCATCGGGTGTTGTTGCCTGAAAGAATCCATGCTGGTCATTGAGAATTCGGTTGAATTCGATGTTCTTGATCCCATCGCCACCAAGATCACGCTCTGCGAAGTGGGAGTAATCCGGCCCCTTCTCTTCCCACCAGTTGAAATTGCGCTGGATTTCAAACTGAACCCTGCCGTCCTTGGAGTGCATTTCCAAAGTCGCCGGGTGAAAGGGGAAGGTCTTCAGATTGGTTCTCAAAACGGTCCCTCTATCCCGCCGGGAGGAATCACGACCTCTTCCAAATCCGCTGGCTCCGACGGCTCTGGTGTCTCGGAGGGGAGTTTGGCCCCGGTCTTGATTCCAAGAATCTGAGCCACCGTCACTTCCGTTCCCAACGTGGTCCCGAACTTTTGAAACTCGGGCGAGCCGATTGCCACCGGAGCATTGACCACGACGATTTCCTCTATGGGACGACCGTTGATATGAGTCACGCCCTTGGCCTTCACCCGATCAATGATGTCTGTTCGGGTACTCGGCCCGTCCGCCATGTAATAGGCAAGTTGCTCGACTTCGATCTTGTCCTTCATCATCGTTTCGTGACCGCCGCCGGAAGTCAGAAGCCGGTTCACATCGGCCCGCGCCCCGAACCCATCGGAGTAGTTGTTGTAGATGTCCAGGGATCGGTTGATCGCATCGGCGCTGTAAACCAGCACGCCGCCATAAGCGCTCTCGGTCTGCCTGGGCTTCAGATAGACACGATTGCCCGAGCCTTTGGTCATATCCCGTTCGGTAGATGCGCCTTTGAAAAAGAGTCCCATCGAATACCGCTCGGTTCCGCCCATGAGTCCGGGGTTCGGCCCCGCCAGCAATTCGACAATCTTGTCGGTGGTACTCACTCCCGAGTGCTGGTAATACTGATTCCCTTGCCGCTTGCTGATCGCGGAAGCAACCTCAGCGCTGAGAAGAGCGGTGAATCGACCATCACTGAAAACGTGAATGGAGATGTCGTCCAACGTCACCGGCCTACCGAGAATCGGCATGAGTTCCTTGTCCATCCGAGCCAGGACTTCGATCAGCTTGGGATCATTGGTACTCGGCTGAGTCACCGGAGAACTGCGATGGGCGAAGTCGGCGGCATGAGTTTTGAATAGCTTGTTGAGCGCGAAGACGGCAAGGTGCTCGTCAGTGGGTGGACCCTGCTTGTCGGGCGGAATTCCGACTGCCTCCATAGCCCTGCTTACCGAAGCCTGAAATGCTTCAGGGTCGTACTCCAATGAAACGGGAACCCTGATCGTGACTTGTCCCGCCTCATTGAACCGGCGAGCTTCACCAGGCGAACCGCCGTTGCCACCGTGAGACGTGCCGCTGATCGAAGAGGGAATTGCGTTATAACGAACGTATGACCCATCGGGGAAAGTCCGTTCCAGTCGTCGTCCCTGCGTCCTGGCACCCGGCTTGCCCTGGTCGCCGGTAGCTCCCATGTGAATGCTGTCGCCGTCGATCAGCTTGGCTCCGGTTTCATCCATCGAAACCACCGGGGATTTGCTGGCATATTTTCCGTGAAAGTCGTAGCCAAGATCACCAACCTCACGCCACCCGTTAGTGATCGCTTTGGAAGTGAGCTTGGCTGTGGCGCTGGTGTCCATCGTGGCAACCGCCGCCGGATTCCAGTCGTAGACCTTGATCGACGGCAAGGCTCGTTCCTGTACGTCCATCGCTCCGGTAGTCCCATCGGCGGAGGCAACCGTGACCCGATAGATCGGCACGCCTTTGGAATCCGCTCCAAGCAGCACCGGATCGGCAATTACCCGAGCATTGGGAGCAGTCCCATTCGACGGCTTCAGTGCATCGGACACCGACGACACCCGAACCGAAATGGCATCCCCGATTTCCAAATGACTACCCCGCACCGGCTCCGGGCGCTCTTGCCACTTCCCGTAGGTGACGTTCTTCCCGGCAGTGACCAATCGGTCAGAGGTCGCTTCTGCCTTGCTTTCCAACATTCTGAAATGGAACTCGACATACTCGTTCCCGCTCTTCACGTCTTTGGCAATCTGAGCACGGACCAGCATGTCTTCGATGTATTCCTGATCCCCAAAGGCGTACTCGGAACCAGAGCCAGGACTGGTTTCCAATTTCTGACTCAGGATTTCAAGACCCGCTTCAGTGACCGACTTCACCGGAAGGATTCCTGGCTTGTCGTTTACCGCTCCCACCGTTCCCGTAATCGGTGGCGGGTCAGGGACAAGCTCGTCCTCAGTCATATCAATGGCATCGGCGGGCTTGGGAAGGACGCTCACCAGATTGTCCTTTGGAATCGGAGCCGCAATCTCCGCACCCTTGACCGACACTCCGGTCAGTTCTAGGAAATGACCACTCAGAGCTTCCTCATGGGTCAATTCTGAAGGACTGTAAACGACGAACGCCGCAGGATTCTTCTCAACGGCATTGGTGTACCCGCCGAAGTTGGGGGAGTTCTCGTCAATGACGGCGACCTTGCTCATTTGCCCCATTTGAGAAAGTTCGGCTATCCAGTGCATCGCCTGTTGCTGAGACAGATGCCCGCCGCCTCCCATTTTTTGAATCTGCCCGGTTTCAGTGATGAAGAAATACTCGTCAATCTTCCGGTACGCCTCCCCGGTGTAGTAATTCTTGGAAGCAGTCGCCTTATAGATGATGGTCCCATTGGGAAGGTGCTCGGTGAACGACGGATGCGTTGCATCCGGCTCTGAAGTGAGCGTGATCCCACGGACGTAGTCCAGCGAGCCGTATTCGACATCACCAAGCTCGGCGGCGTGATCCACAGTCAGAGCCGACACCACTCTGGTTCGGGTCTGGCCTGTGGTCAGATTCAAGGTCTGGACGTTGTTGGGTCTTTTGTAAACGTCCTCAAATCCCAGGATCACCAGAGCTTCGCCCTTATTGGTCTGCACTCGCATCCCGGCTCGGGGCGCGTAGCCGTCCTTGGTGAGCGTGCGCTTGGGAGACTTCCCGAGCCACACGTCCTTTTCCCATTGCGGCTGCGCCAGAGTCTTCCCATCGGGAGCGACATACTTCATGCCGATGTCCGACGTAGCCTCCGGCGTGAATCCGATCACGGCTTCGACCGCGGCTTTGGTGTCTTCGGGAAGACCACTCTCGGCAATGGGTGGAGTCGGTGCGCCCTCAACGTCCTTCAGCAACACGGTCTTGCTCAGGGTTTTCCGAACGATTTTCCCATCGGCTGTCACAATGGAAAGCAGCGGAGCAACCTTGGCCTGCTTGCCGTCGGGCGGGCCGACCCAATTGATCGTTCCCTCAGTGATCTTTTCCCCAGGCCCGAAAGCTCGGACGTACTGACCGATGCGTGGATCGGTCCCGTCTTTCAGTTTCAGCGGGAAGAACGGAGCGCCCGAGTCGGTCATGGCCTTGACCTCACTCAGCGACACCAAGTCTGATTCCGTCTCGGTGACTTCAGGGGCTTCGGTGGGCAGAAGCAGATTGGCATTGATGATCCGGGTCTTGCCGTCCACTGGATTTGTCACCCGTACCGCGGAGGGGAAGCGACTGAGGAAGGAAGCATTTGATCCAATTCCACTGTCGGTGACACCGACCACGCCGGTAAACCCATCGGGAGCTATGACCCATGATCCTGCCGGGAAGTCTTCACGTCTTTTGAAAACGGCCTTGCTCAGAATCGCATCCTTGGACCCTTCCGTCTTACCCGACTTGGGAACCAATTCGGTCGGTTGCAGAAGAGGAATGACGTGCTTGACAATCCGGTCACGCATCTCGTATTTGGCATACGCCTGAACGATTTTGGTTGTTCCAGTCAGGGAGTGCTCGGGGAAAATCTCGGCCCGCCACGTCCCGCCCTTTTCCCACCGCCCAATGATCTGTTTCTCTAGGACGATGTCGCCATTCTCCCGAAGTGACGGTGGTGGTGAGGGAATCGACGCATCAAGAGCGGTAGCGATAGTGATTACCTGCTCGCCAAAGGTCTTGCCTTCCTCCACCCGAAGATACTGCCGCTGCCCATTGGGAGCGATCATCGACATCGTCGTGGTGATAACAGTGCCGTGACCGTAGGCACGTTTCCGAACCTCAATCCCGTCCACGTAGAACAATCCCCGGTAATCCTCTGTGTAGCCAAGGTTGATTCTTTTGGCATCTGGATTGCCGATAATCACCGATTGACCCAAGAATTCATGGAGCGGAGTTTCGACATTTAGCACTCCATCCGGCATCGCATTGATCGAATCCATATCAAGTGATTCAGTCACTAGATTCAAGAGGTCGTTCAAAGGAACGACTTCCCCGGTGGGAATATCGTTGTGAATCCCGTAGTCGTTGGTCATGGTGGGAACCGCGCCGAGTTCTTCCAGGCTTGCCGACGGACCCGGTAGATCGGGATTCACCGAAATATCGACGGCCTCCCCGTATTCATCAAGGGCGTATGGGTATTCAAGGGAAATCGCTTCTAGGTTGTCCTCTGTCGAAATCAGCTTGTCCCGCTGCAAGAGGGCAAGAGTCTGATCTTGCGTGTAGTCGTCGGGGATGCTCCACTGAGACGGCTCATAGTCCGCGACCCACTCGTCCCAACTGAGAATGCGTTCCTTCCCATCAATCACATTGGTCATGGAGATGGAATCAGCGGTAGTCCCATTGATCCGGTACACAACCTTGTGCTCGCCCTCAAAGTCTTCGTAACCGTGGAAGAGGAATTGCCCTGGCTGCATCTTGAACATCGCGTCGCCTTCGCTCCCGTAGGTATGCGGGACGAGATAGACCGGGGGCTTGGACACGTCCTTGTTCTGCACGGCGACATCGAAAACCGAGTCAAGCGTGTGGAGCTTCAGTTGGTCATTGACCGTCGCCACACGATGCTGCGTGTAGGCCGACCGGACCTCTTCTACCGCCGGATCGGTTTCGGAAACGATCCGAACGTCGGGGGTATAAAGCTCGTATTCCGTCTTGTTGTCCGGGTCAAGGGCCGACACCGCCTTTAGCATCGACTCGCTGTCGTCGGTGACACGGAACATGCCGGTGAAGGCGTCTTGCGACCCGACGACAATCAAGTCGCCCTTGATTGGAGCAAGCTCGGGATCGCCCTTCCCGTAGAGCGAGATGATCTGCCCTTCCACTTGGCGGCGGGCATCAGCGGAGGATTTGAGCAGGATGCCCGGTTGCCACTGGTCGTCAATGGGATTCCAAAACTTCTCTTCGGGAACGGTTCCCTTTGTCACTTTGGTCAATTGCGGCGGAACGTAAATCTTGTAGGGGTCGTGGACCCCGACTTGTTCGATGATGCTTTCTCGACGGGCGACCAGTGTGTTGCCGACGGCATCAGATATCCCGGCGGAGCGGACCATATCCTTGATCTTTCGCGGACTGATCGCTGCCACCTTCTCGGCTCCCGAGCGGAGTTCGTCGGGAGTGATCCCGGCGAACACGGTGGAGGCAGAAGGATTCAGACTGGTGTTGAGATAGGATTTCAATTCCCCTACTTCATGCCCGAACGCTCCGCCCTTGGGTCCGCCCTGCGCTCGGTATTCCAGCGAGCCTCCGGTGTCGATCCGGTAGGGGATTCCATCGACCACGATGATGTTGTCGTAAGTCATGCCCGCTACGTCCCAATTGGCGAGCCACGCATCAACCGCCATATTCGGTCGAATCTGAGCGAGCACGGCGGAATCGTCCTTGACCTTGCTCAACATCTGAGGGGCGATGCCGTCGGGATCGGAGCTTTTCAAAATCTTGGAGGCAACTGTCTGGTGCTGTCCAAAGTAGAGGTCCGGCACCGGGACTCCGGCCAATTTGTAAAGCTCATTGGCGAGCATCTCATTGGCGGCGTGATTCACCGACTTGGTCTGCTTGACGTAAAACTGAGTCCCTTCCTCTACGTCCATGCCCCGAGTCAACTTGACCCGAGCTTCCCCTAGAGCAAGCTCAGAGGTCGTGACCCACAGCTTCAGATCATTGGCCTTAGTCGCTGCATCCCATTCCACCGTGAGTGGATCAGCACCATTTCTAAAGAGGACTTCAGACTTGCCGTCGGCTCCGGTGTAGTGAGCGATGTAGCGATCCGGTTGCCCGACCCCCGCCTTTTTGAAAGTGTCCTCCATCTCCTTCCAGTCGTACTCATCGAATTCCCCTGTGTCACCGCCAGCGAATACCACTTGCTGAATCTGTTCCACCGATGGTGTGGAGCGAACCGGAATCTTCTCTTGCGACGTGTAGAAGCCACCGGGATTGGAGCCACCCTGCTCGCCGGTCTTTTCCCAATGGGTCGGAACCGAGTACGAAGTCGGGTCCGGGCTATTTACCAACTGGCCCTTGGGAGTGGGCAAGGCGTAGGTCTGCTTGGTCGAAAGCACGACTTCATCGCCACCACCATCGGGCGCGACAATGATCTTGTTGTCGGGCAGAAGGTTCTCGACACGACCCCGCTGCCACAGCCCATCGACAAGCCAGCGAACGAAACCCCACTTTTCGATGAACTTCCCGTCCGGTCCTCTCGGATGGAGTTCGGGATTCCAATAAGAACCGGCGACCAAACCGACGGTTTGGAATCCCTTCAGCCGCCGGAGTCCATACCAGCGGCGCTCGGGATCGCCAAGCATCTCCTGAAGTTTCTCAACATTGTCTTCAGAGATTTCAAGACCGTGAAGTTCAAGATCACTCACGGCGATTCATCTCGGCGGCTCTTGTCGATTCCGTTGCCATAGCCGCGTCTCCATACGCTCGTCGCCGTAGCTCCGCTAGGTCTAAGTCCACGTTCCTCTGCCGGAAGGACTCTGAGTCCGTTTGACGTGACAACCCCCGAGACTCCAATTCCTCACGGAAATACTTAACATCAAGCTCCAAGGAATCCATCAATTGTGGATCATCAAAATCTTCGATCAATTGATTGACCGTGCGTTGGTAGGCATCCTGAAGTTCATCGTCACTCAAATTGCGAAATGGTCGATCCCCGCCTTCGCGCCTTGACAAACCCCGAGCCTCAAATTCATCTCGGATATATTCGACATCAAGTCCGAGAGATTCGATCAACTGAGGATCATCAATATCGCCCACCAAGCGATCAACTGTGTTGGCATAGGTTCGCTGAAGCTCGGCATCGCTCAGATTTTCAAATGGCCTATCGGTGGCTGGTGCGGACGGAGCGGACGGCAAATTCACTTGCTTGATTTCCGGTCCCACGTCAGATGAAGAGACTTGGGGGATTCCAAAATCGTTGGCGAACTTGTTGGCTTCTGAAAGGACTTCCATGATGTCCATATCAATTACACGGACTGGCATGTCGTAATCGTCCAAGCCGCCTTCCAGTGCGTCCCATCCGACAACTGAAGCCCACCGATGGTGTCCATCAATCACGTAACCGTCGCTGGTGACAAAGATCGGATTCTCCCGAATGTTGCGAATGGCGAATTCGTTCCCCGAGTCCATCGCCCGCATCATCCCGGCAATCTTGGAGCCGATCAGTTCGGATTGGGAAGCCTTCAGATGTGAAGCCAACCGACGCTCTTCAGTGACCCCGACACCCTGGCTGCGGAGATGATCCATGAAGGCGGGTCCGATATCGACTCCGCCCTCTTCAGTGCGGGGAAGATCGTCGGCCTTGGAACCCGGCACCGGGAAGCCACTGAGTTGCGGCATTTCGATTCTCGGGATGCCCTTGGACTCGGCACAGAAGAGGTTGGTCCCTGGCACCGACACCAGGCAGAGGTCGTAGTTGGGCGCTTCCTCACCAGCGGCCTTGGCCTCATTCGCGATATCGGCAAGCTCATTGAGCAAGGTCGAGACTTGATCGACCGATTCCAATTCGACGTGCTTGCCGTCCCGTAGCGCCTTGACCGCTTCCAGCGGATCAGAGGTCTTTATCGGATTGGTCTTGGAACCGGCTTCCCCCGGCTTTTCCATGACCGGCTCACCGATGGGATTGACTTCCTCACCAGGCCGGAAGTTGGGAAGAACGTCGGTGGTTCTGCCGTGATAGGTGCCGCCGTCGGTGTGGACCCGGACTGAGTCAGGACGATCACCAGGGAATTCAAATTCGACAATGGTCCCAGGAATGTCACCGGGGAGAATGATTTCATCCCCGACTTGGAGATTGCCTACGTCCCGAGACGTGTTGTAGATGGTGTCGGCAAATTCGATGTCCTCTTCTACGTCAACCTCTCCGGGCCTCTCGACCGGCCTCTCGGCAATGAGTCGTTCCGCCGCTTCGATGTCGGTTATTTCCTCCGCCGCTTCGATATCAGTGAGGTCACGATTGATCCGACCCTTGACATCGGGAGCCGATGAAACTTGGTTCGGCTTGACCGTGACGTGACCGCCTTCGGGAAGCTCCACTTCGATGTCGGGATTCCCTGGACTTCGGGGATCGCGTGTGATATCGGTGACTTTTCCAAATCCTTCTGAGTGCCGGTTGCCTTTTCGATCCATGAAGTCGAAGAGACGGACCAGGCCAAAGGATTCGATGAACTTCCCGTCCCGGCCCCGCGGGTGAAGCTCGGGATCAAAAGTGACCGCGGCAGTGCGGGGATAGAGACGCGGCCCACGCATTTCCTTGGGAATGGCGGTACGCATGAGGCTCTCGTACCAGCGCATTATCCAATCGGGTATCGGAGCTTCTCCGTATATCTGAGCAGCCCGATCCAGAAAATCGTTGCCGACTTCTGTGAGCGACCGACGCGGCTTGGCAATCTCCGCCTTGACCCCGATAGGTCGGACACCGGCGGGATCGACGGTGACAACCCGAGTTTGGACCGGCGAGCCGTTCGGATCACGGTCGATTTCGACAACTAGCTTCCCATCAGATTTGATGTGCCGAACCCGGCCTCTTCCGCCGGGGTGTCGGCGCGCTCTTCCGAAGACTTCCACGAAATCGCCCACTTCGATGAACTGCCCATGCCAGCCGCGGGGATGAAGCTGCTCATTCCACGGCATCGCTGCGGTGAGTCCTCTCACCAACTCGGCGGCTTCAGGACTCAGGGTCGCCATTTCCTCCGGTGAAGGAAGATCGCTGCTCTTCACCGACATCGAATTGAGCATGAAATTGTTGATCTTCCAGAGGTCGAGTCCCATCGTCCGAGCCTGGGTTTCCAAACTGGCAACCAGAGCTATATCGACCTCCGGCTCATTCAGAGCTTGCTCCCACTCCAAATACAGATCGACTCTGGTATCAGTCACGGCCTACCCCTTGGTGGGAGATTTCCTCCCGGTTGAACTTCCCCGCCCTGCATGGCTTCATCGCTTGGACTGAGGCCACCGGCGGGCTGTGTCTCGGATTGGAACATCGCCCCGAGTTCGTCCATCCCACTCACGCCCTCTTCATTGACCGTCCCGCCTTCCAGAAGCGACGAGATGTCGTCGGGGATACCGGCTTCCTCTTGGCCTGCCTCTCGGAGCGATGCGAAGAAATCGGGAGCTAGTCGTTCGATCAGAGCGGCAGTGATGTCGGGCGGAATCTGGGTCCGAGTCAGAGCCATTTTGGTGAGAAGCTCGTCTTCAGTCGGCGCGTCGTATTCGCTGAAGCCCCGAGCCACCCGCCACGCCTTTTCAGAAAGAATGTTTCGGTCGTAGCCCTCATTCGCTGCCGTGCTCTTGTCCGGTCGGGTGACAATGGCACTCGGATCGAACCAAACCATCAGACGGTTCAAGATGGTCTGGTCTTTCGCGACCTCTTCGGGGAACTGCTTTTTCAAAACCGGACGGAGATAGACCGTCGTGAGCGCATCGACAATCATCAGCGCCAGCGGTTCGATGTGCGCCCGGTAGAGGTTGTCGTCAATGATGATCGCGTTGGCGAACTTGACATCGGACAAGCCCTGCACCACCGATTTCGGAACGTCGATCCCTTGCAGAATCCGGTCCAAAGTGGTTTCGGCTAGCTGAACCATCTGCTCGTCAACCGGCCTGCCAAGGTCGATCTTTTTCAATTCCTTGCCGAGAGCCGCCGGACCAGTGACCACCAGCGGCACCACCGATGTCGCTGCCGATTCCTCTTCCAGCGGGGAGATAGCGGCGTTGATTAGTGCCTCTTCGACACTCTCTGGGTTGTCGTCGTCTATCCCGGCGCTCAATCCATCGGGAATGAAGATCACTCCGGCATTCATGCGGGAGCGTGTCATCATCCGAATCGCCTGTTCCAAAAGCATCAACTGTTCGCACGAATCCAGCACACCGATCATGGAGGAATCGGCTTCAGCCGAGTAGCGGGGGTGTGGTCGCCAGATGCGAGCGACAAAGGCGTTCGCCGGAAGGTTGGTCTTGTCTTCGGCTCCGTTGACCGAACTGGCTTTGCGGGATTTTTGAATCACGTAGCCGGTGCCAGTGTCCGACTTTTTCAATTCGTCGGTGGAGGCAATCGACCATTGCTTTTCGCGAACCAAGTAGCCCTCACCCGTCACCGAGAGATTGATCCCTAGTTCACGGAGCAAGCCCCCGCCCTGCCCCGGCGAATTGATAATCAGGTCTTCCAAAACGTCGTCGGCCTTCTCCACAATCGTCGCCGTGTTCTCGGGCCACACGTCATGCTCTTCGGAAAGCGTTTCGACAAAGGTGGTGCTCCGAATCGGAGCGGTGTCGGGATCATCGGCTATCGCCACATAGAGCCGAATCCGAGAGAGCACTTGCCCGATCAGATTGAACGCGAAGTGAAGCTCACCGATTGCGTCGTAGAACTGCCACGCCGCCGTCTGCCATGCCTCCGGTCGGCGGGCTTCATCCCGAGCTTTGGTGAGGTCGAGCACCTTGGCTGCACCCTGCATCGCTCGGTGAGCATTGACCGGCGGCGGTGTTCGCCCACCGTTCTCGTCAAAAAACTTCATGCTCCGGCGATTTTGAAAACATGGCAGGGGTTCCACACGGCGAGCACTAGTCGCTCCACCTTGTAGATGATTCGATTCTGTTGACGATCCTCATAGGAAGCGAACGTGAATTCCTCAGAGGCATACACGTCAATTTCTCCACCGTGAATTGCAGCCGATCCCTTCGGATAGTTACCGACTACAACCGGGTTCCCGGTGACTTTTGAAAAGAGCTTGCCGTTGACTTCATCCATTGCGCCTTCAGCCATGACCGCGTCGAAAACGCTCATGTGAATGGTGCCGCCCTGCATCCCGGTTTCGTAAAGCTCGGCTTCCAGAACCGCAAGCATCTCTCGGGGAGCGGTAGCGGTGGGAGTTGGCGCATCCCCGTCACTGAGCTTGGGATTGGTCGAAGTTCCCACTGTGACTCCACTCCAAATCGCTCTTTCGACTGCGGCGGAAGTCTTGGCCCGTAACTCGCTTTCTAGCTCGCCCTCTTCCTCATGGCCCATGTACGAGACACCAAATTCCACAATGAAGGGAAGGAAGGTGACGGCATCGGGACACTCTTGGTCGGGTTCGTCCTTTAGCTCGGGCGGACAATCCACTTCCATCGCGAATACGTTGAAACAACCCTGCGGGTTGAAAGTGATCCCGTTCTCCCACCGATCCTGGGGAACGTCCTTGAATCCCGTGTCCATGAGATTGTGCTTCGTGGCAAGTAGGTCGGGAGCATCTACGACCGTGTTGTGAAGCATGACCATTCTGAATCCTGTCCCTTCTCCGAGCGTTCCGTGAGTCAGCGGTCAGATCGGAGTCAAGGTCTAGGACGGTCTGGCGATGAGCATAGCCACCGCTTTTGTCAGATAGCGATTACCAAATAGTGACGGCGAGCCAAATGCTCGCCAAGATCAGAGCGACAATTGCGACGATCTTCAGAATGGAGTCGAGATTGATAACCATGAGTCACTCTTCCTCTTCGTCCTGAGCGTCGGGTTCGGACGGCTCCGGGTCTTCATCAAAGTCGTCTGGTTCTGGTGGGTGAGGCTCGGGTACAGGCTCCGGCTCTTCCTCTTCTACCGGCTGAGTTGGTTCCTTGTCCAGATCGTTTTCACCCCACACAGCGTTTACCCTCCTGCCAGCTTGTCGTCGTTCACTGCACCATAACCCATGAGAAGCGTCCTGGCTGTGGTGGTGGCTGTTGTTTGGCTGATTTTGCTCACACTGATCCTTGCCGACATTGAACCGATTCGGCTTCCGCCCGACGGTCGAACCGCTCCGTCGATCATCGAACGTCCTTTACCCGAGAGCGCAAACATAGATGGTGAGGTCTTGATCGACTGGCACTCGCTGGTGAACGCCAACCGCAACCAGTGAGAATCCCGGCGGGCAACCGACACCCGGCGGACCTTGCGCTCCCGTTTCACCTTGCGGTCCCGTCGGTCCCGCCGGTCCTTGTTCCCCGGTCGGGCCTGCCGGTCCCGGTTGCCCCGGCGGGCCTACTTCACCTTGCGGGCCGATTGCCCCATCATCGCCCGATAGACCCGTTTCTCCGGTCGCACCCGTCGCCCCTCTTGGCCCCGGCTCGCCCTGTGGCCCGGACGGTCCTGCCGGTCCTTGTGGCCCCGTCTCGCCTTGTGGTCCCGCTGGACCCATTGGGCCTTGCAGGAAAGTGGACGGTGCCGTGGTGGTGCTGCTATCAATCCCCGTCGTGCCTGTGAGAATCGTGCTGGAAGTCGTGCTTGCCGTATTGCTAGTGGCAGTGGTCGTCGTTTCAGTGATGGGAGCCTGGGCTTCAGTCGGGGATTGGGCAATCGCTTGGTAGGTATATAGCCCGAGCAAAGCGACGATCACTCCTGCACAGAGCAGCGACAAGAAACTGATTGCTCGGGTGGCTGTCATATTGGCTCCACATGAGTTTCAATATCGGGCGGAGGGGGTTTCGTGTTCACCGCTTCCGACTTGCCTGCCAGCAATCCAAGTAGCGCACCCAGGATTCCGGTGATGATCGAAGTCAACCCGTCAATGACCTGAGTGGTGTCGCCCTCTGGATTGATGATTTCTGAAACAACCACCGTGACTGCCGAGAACACGATCACGAACGCGATCAAGAACGTGAAAACCAGGGTCATTACTTCTACGACCGATCTGGAATTCAAAAAGTCTTTCACGACTCGGGATGTCCGAACTGCTTTATCGGCTCCATCGACTCAACCCATCTGGTCGCCTCTTCGGTGCAACCTTCGCAATTGGTCACAAGTCCGATGATCCAACTTTTGAAAAGCTGGTTCTCTTTGACCAATCCTTCCAACACGGTATCCGGTGCTGAGACTTCTCCATCGACAACTCGGTCTTCGTCCATGATTCCTCCTATGTCTTGATGATGAAATTGACGGTCTGGAAGGGAGGATTCCTTTGCCCGGTTAGTCCGGTTCCTCCTGCTCCCGTTGCTCCGGTTCCTCCTGCTCCCGTTGCTCCGGTCCCTGCCGCCACCGATGATCCCAGATCGTGAACGTGAGCCGGGTTGGAATGACTGTGTGCCGCCTCAACATCGGTGTTGAACGCCGGAATGGAGTGGGCGTGGCTATCCGATGAAGTGGTGCCGCTAACTGAGACTGATACCGAGCCGGAGTGGGTGTGAGTCAGACCGCCAGCGGAGGCGGAACCGCCACCCGCAAGGCTCCCCACCGAGTTACTCGGCCCGCCAGTTCCAAACGAATCAGTACCGGAGTCGGAGAAGGTGTGGGCGTGGGAATCGGATGAAGTGTTGAACGCTGCCCTGCCATGACCGTGACTCCCCGCCGCCGTCGAAGTGGTCGCCCCGCTGGAAGTTGAGTTTCCTAGATCGTGGGTGTGGCTCGGGCCGGTGTGGGTGTGGCTCGGGCCGGTATGAGTATGGGATGGTCCGGTGTGGTCGTGGTCAATGAAACCGCCTGTTACACCAAGAACTGCTCCGGTTCCCGATACCGCTTTACCAAGAGGAAATCGCTGGCGAAGATCAGGAAGTCCAAAGGTAGACGAACCATCACCCACCCCATACGCGGTCCCGATCACGGAGAACAAAGTGGCATAGGTGGTTCGGGAAACCAAAGAGCCGTCACACATGAGAAAACCCGTTGGCGGAGTGTCACCGCCAAAGGCTGAAATCAATCCGGTGGGAAGCGCCCCACCACCGCCGCCCGCAACCGAATCAACATACGCCTTGGTCGCTGCCTGCTCCGGCGCAACAGGATTGGTTTCCAAAAGCAGGGGGCCGGTCATGGTCCCGCCCGAAACGGGGAGGTACAGCCCCGCTCCCGATGCTTCTGCTCCAACCGTCCCGCCGACGAGTCGCCATGCCCCGTTATCCGCGTCCCAAATTCTTGTCACTGCCATTACGGGCCTGCCTTGATGATGTAGAAAAGGCCGATGTAGGGAGGCCGATTGTCGTTAGCCGGTCCCGCCGTAGCGTTGTTGGAAGTGCTGGCTGTGTTCGTTCCCAAAGACTCAAACTGTCCGATATTTACATCGTGAGTGTGGCCTGCTGAACGACCGCCAGTCTGCGGGTTGGTCGGATTCCCGGTGTTCGCTGCCGACGAGCCTTCAGTCGGAAACGAGCCAGTGCTCCTAAAGCGAGCCGCCGATCCGGTGGCAGACACATCAGAGATGAACGACCCGGCAATGGCATGGGTGTGAGCCATTGTGTGCGTGTGGTCGGTCATGGTGTGGGTGTGAGTCACCGAATCGCCAGTCGTTTCGGTGTTCGGCGGATTCACGTCATGGGTATGAGGCATGGCGTGAGAGTGCTGTCCGACGTTGACCGATCCACCCTGAGAGTTCCGTGAGTAGGTGGTCCCGGCCCCGACCACAAACCGATCCCGCATATCGGGAAGCAGCGTGGTCCCGACCGGATAGCCGTTCGGCGCTGGTGTCACTCCGAAGGCGCTTCCGAGCAGAGTCGTCAAGTCGGGATAAGCCACCGGATCAAGTGGGGAGCCGTCACAAAGCAGCCACCCAATCGGGACATTAGAGGCATCACCCGCCCACATGATGATCGACCCAATAGGAACCATGACCGGAACCGTTGCGTCTTCCGTTGGGTGAGTCCAGAGCAATCCATCTGGCGGATCGACTGGCTCGGCTTCATCAATGATGTGAGGGACACCGGCCTCTTCCATCAGCCCATCGACGTACTGCTTGGTCGCTGGTTCCATTGGAGCATCGGGATCACTGGCGAGGATGATGTCGCCGGTCATGGTCCCGCCCGCCAACTCCAAATAGGTTCCAGCGGGAACTTCTCCCGCCGGACCTTGCGGGCCTTCGGGACCGGGATCGCCTTGCGGTCCCGCTGGCCCTTCCGGTCCTTCTGGTCCCTGAAGTCCTTCCGGCCCTATCGGACCAATCGGACCTTCGGGACCGTCAGCCCCGGTACTCCCGGTTGCTCCCTGCGGCCCAGGATCGCCTTGTGGACCCTCTGGCCCTGCCGGTCCTTCGGGACCAGGCATGAGTTCGACCGCCGCGATCTGTTCATCGACGTACTGCTTAGGCGTTGCCTCCATCGCCGCCACTGGATAGGCGGGAAGAACAACCGGAGTCAGAGAATTCCGACTCACCCGATTACGACCACCCGATACTCGCCAGCGGCGGGAGCGGTGGTGAAGCGGAGCGTGACGGTGTTGGCATCGGTGCGCTCTTCATCGCATTCGACCGTGTCATAGGGAGCAGCAACCCGATAGACCTGAACCTCTACATCTCGGGTGTTGAAATTGTGTGTCACCGCCACCGAGACTGCACCACCGACGGCTTGGCTGAACTTGCGTCCGTAGCGAATGTCGCCCGCCGTGGTGTCGAGAGGAACCGCTTTCCAAGAACCGTCCGCCGACAAGAACTGGCTAGCCGACCCGCCGGAAGCCGGGACCACGCCCCGAGCACCCGATGTGAAGGTCGAAACGTCGAGCGTCAAGTTGGCGGACAGCGGCCCGCCGCCAGTCAACGGAGCATTGGTGGTGATGGTCCGAGCCAGCGGCACATAGGTCGCTCCGTGTGCGTGATCGCCCCGAGCGGGAAGCAGAGACGATCCAGCATCGCCACCGGAAGCGGAGTAGCCGACCACCATCGAATCGGCAGAGACGACCAGCGATCCATTGCCCGCGATCACATCGAAGACATTGCCGGTCTGTGTCATGCCAGCGCCAGCGGTGTAGATGTCCGCCCCACCGAATTGCACCCACGGCAGAGCGGTGGTGTTCACCGTGATCGGCGCGTTGGCGGTCATTGTCCAGGCCGTATCAGCCTGAGTAGTTCCCTCCTGAACGAACACGGTGGAACTAAGCAATTCCGCCTCAGAATCAGCATCGGTGGCTCGGGTCCAAGCACCAGCGGCGACGATGTAAATACCGTTCTGAGATGGAGTGGTCTGGTTCTTGACCAGCACCCGATCCCCGGCGATCACGGCGACTCCGTCGATGGTCTGCGGAGCCGAGAGGGTGATGTTGGCGGTGGTCGCCGCCCGAACCGAGTCCTTCCAGGCCAAGCCCGCGGCGAGATTGTCTACGTAGTCCTTGGTGGTGGCATCGGTGCCAGCGGTCGGCGCACCGACATTGGTGATCCGAAACCCACCCATGTTGATCGTGGCAGTAGCCGCCGCCAGTGCCGAGAGTGGAATTGCCGAGTGAGCCGCCGCATCGTGGGCCGGATTTCCGTGAGCATGATCGGAACGAGAAACGGTACTTAGTACGCCGTTAGCCGACGCTCCACCGAACGTGGATTCTGGAACGACGTTTCCAAAAGCGGGAGCGCCCGACTTAGCCGGATTCCAAACAGTCCCATCCCACCAGTACCAGATATTGTCAGTGCTGTTGAAATAGAACTGGCCCTTGACCGGAGACGATGGAGCCGCCGCCAAGTTCTGAGCCACCCCGTTTTGAATCTCGTTCTTGGCAAGGTCAATGTGGGTGAGAAACTTCCGACTCATGTAGTGCTCCTATGAGAGATATGCGGTTCCGGTAAATGCGGCTGAAAATCCGACGGTAACTGTGTCAGAATCGACATAGATCACTTCTCCCTCTACTTGTTCACCCGTTGAATCCACAACGGCAACATTTGGTTGAAAAGTCAGAGGATGATTGATTGTCCAAAGCGCGGAAGCCACCGCCTGTATGTGCGTGAAGCCAAGCGTGGGCGCAACACCGGGACCACAATTTGAAAGCACGCCGTTGATTACGTTGCAGGCAACGTGAGCATCCGAGCCAGACGAGATTGAGACAAAGGTTCCAGTGCCGGTCTGATTGTTTCCGGTTACAAATCCGTTGTGAGCTACACCGAACCCACCAGCACCAAAGCTGATCGAACCGCTGGTGTTCCCCGAGAAGATGTTGTCGGAAATCTGGTTGTAGTTCCCATCCTGAATGTTGATGCCCCAACCAGTGTTAGACAGGAAGATGTTGTTTGAGATGATGAAATTTGAAAATCCCTGAGAGATAGCGTTACCGGAACTGATTCCGTTTCCAGTGTTCGACCAGAAGAGACAGTCGGTGATGTGTCCGGCTCCGTCTTGTTGAATCCCGAGTCCACCACCAGCATTCGATTGAAAAATGCAGTCGATGTAATCGACGTTCGCTTCCCGGCCCGATGATCCCGCTCCACCATTGGCGTAGAAATGACACCGTCTGAACTTCCATGCTCCGGCAGGGCGAGCCAGTGTGTTGACCCCGTGACTGGTGAAGTCATGGATAACTAGATTCTCCAACCTCACCGTGTTATTCACGGCTTGAATGGTGGTGATCCCACTGACCGCCTTGTCCGCTCCATGCAACGTCAGATCAGAAACCATTTGTTGCTTTTGCTCATTGACACTGGTTCCAATGCGAATGAGAAAGGCGGTGCCAAGGGTGTCAGAGATGATTTCAGTTGCCCCCTGACCCGCACCCTGAAGATGGAAATTGACATTGGGAGTAGTGACCCCGACGGTCCCAAAGTGGAAGTGGCCTTCCGAAAGAACCACCTTGCCACCCTGAGTGCCGAGCATGGTAAAGGCGGCTTGGATCGTTACATCATCGTCAGTGCCGTCGCAGATCAAATCAGCTTTCGACTTGGAAATAGCGTTGGCATCAGAAGCGGCAACCGCCACCGTTACTTCCCCGAACGGACCTACCACTGGCGGAGCGCCACCGCCGCTCTGCCCGATTACAAGAGTGGTGTTCCCGGCGAAGAGGACGTAGACCCCATCATCAACCGCCGCTTCACCGTGCAGCGGGACTTCCTCCAAGGTCCGCCCCTGCAATTCGACGGTGGCCTTCCCATCGACCAGCGCCAGCACTGTTCCGACGTGGAGCCGAACCGGATCGCTCTCAACAAAGGGAAGCCGGTCGCGACGATTGAGTTCTGCGACCAGCGCTCTACGACCGTTGGGTAGGAAATCCCTCACGTCGCATCCTGAATGACGGTGGCGATGGTGTCAGCCGAAAAGGACGAGTCCGCCCCAAGCCCGATACTGAGACTGGTAATCAAGTGCTGTTCGACCACCGGCTCGGTTTGCCCAAACCTCAGCCCGGTCGGGAAATGGACTTCGACCACATCACCAGCTTCCAACAACGGATTGGGAACTGCATCAAAAGATATACCGGCTTTGAAATCCAGAGAGCGGGCAAGGATCGACTCTGCCGTGTTCCGAACAATCTGAGTTGCTTGGGTAGCGTTGTTGGGGAGAAAGTCCACTCTTTGAAATCTCGGCACGTAGCCGTATGGCCCATCCCAAGCAGTCGGTGAATCTGGATTCCAAAAGGGAACCCCCGGCCCATCAACCGCCAACCAGCTAACGGCCTTTTTCGGAGCATTCGCAGTCGTCGCCCCGTACTCCCCGAAACAGAGCACAGCGTTGTAGACGTGGTCCCTGGTGAATTCTTTGCTGTATGAAACCAAGACTCCCTTGTCACCAGTATCGACCGGAAACGAAACCGGCTCGTCAGAGGGAACGGGCATGGTGTCGATTCGATAGTGGTTGGCCCGGTCGAATCGCCCCCACACATTGCGGTCGTCCTGAAGCCGGAGAATCAGTTCCAACCGATCCCGGTCGTCGGTGAGAATCGTCTTGGCGGGAAACAGGTAGTCCTCCGGCCCGATCCCGAGTCCGTCGGACACCACGTCATAGGGAACGAAGTCGTCTAACTCGTCTTTCGGAAACGCAGCGTCGAGCAGTTTTTGAATCACGCCTCCAATGGAAGTCGCCCCCACATGACTTGGCCCCGTCCCGGCGACCGGCGTATTGATGAACCGAGCCTCACGCACTTGGACTTCCATGCTGTACGACTGCACCGAAATTTGTGTGCTACCGCCGCTCCCGCCAGTGCTCACGCTCCACACCCGATAGACCCCGAGCGGAACCCAGAGAATCCTTCCTTGTGGCAAGAGAACTCCCCGAGCCGCCGCCACCATCGTTCGATACGGCGAGAGTTCTTCTAGTGCGTCGAGCGGATCGTCCCAATACTCAGAGGCAACTTGGAAACTCATTTCTCGGGCAATCGCTTCGCCCAAGTGCTCGGAGATGTCGCCGCTCATTATCTCGTAAGTGACTTCCTTCCATCCGGTGTCGTCCACCAAAGGGTGCTCCCGCCAAGCGGCAGAACTGTATTCAGTCGTCCATAATTTGATTTCAGACTGGTGAGTACCCCGCACGGTGGAATTGATCTGATCGCGGACGGAATTACGAGAAGCGGTGTCTCCTGCCAAGTAATCGTGGACGAACCTCATATGTCATACAGCGCCGACTCAAAGGTGTGGTCCGACGAGAGCAAGTGCTGAAAGCTCTGCCATTTGTCGAGAGGATCACCGTGCGGAATTCCGGTGGGCGGGTCTGTGTCCCAGACAATCCATCCCCCGGCCCCAAACTGAATCCCGGTGGGCGGCGGCTCCAAAGGCGCGGTCCCTGCCGGTGGAGCAATCTCAACATAGTCCACGGTGAGAGCGTGCATCGGAATCCGGTTGTCGGGATTGAGCCACTCTTCCTTCACCGCGAGCGGTTGAAAATAAAGCTGCCCTTCCCTTCCGAGCATGTACGACTCATGGATTGTGAGCAAGGTCGGTTGGGCATCCTTGGTCAGCATCTTGCGAAGCTGATTGACTTCAGCCGTGGTCTGCCCGATGAAGCGCAGCGTTCCCCGAGCCGTCTCCTGCCGGTCATTGACCACCACCGGATCGGCTCGCCCGATCACAGGGAATACACCGGAGCGCGGCGCATAGGACAACTCACCGATTGGCCCCAGACAGAAGTTGCTCGCGATCACAGACGGATTCAAAAGCCAGCGAAGATACATCTGTTCGGTGCAAGCATCTTGAAGATAGGCAGTTGGAAGAGTCCCGCCGCCGATTGGAACCTCAGAAGTGGGACCGCCTTCGTAGAGCCAATAGGCAACTTCGTGATTGGATGGTGCTTCGTAATCCACGATTCGATAATTCGTGTTTGGCTCCAAATTGGTCAACCCACGAACCGGCTCCAAGCCACCCGTTATCAGATCGTGACGCATCACGGTCATTTCCGGTATCTCTGCCGGTGTGAGCGGGGTGAACCATTTGGTAAAGAGATAGTCTTCGATCAAGTCGATGTCAGCGGGTGAGACTTCGCCCTCATAGACCAGCAATTCATACATAATGAAATTGGGACCGGCGATATTGGTTGTCTCACCCAATTGGAAACGACCGCCACCAGTATCCATCACCATGCTCGCCGCCGTTGACTTTTGCGACTGATCGACGCGAACATATGGGTTGGTCGCTTTATGAACAAAGGTGAAGAGATGCGGGGAATCGTGGAACCCTGCTTCGGAGAAGTCGATGTAGTTGAATTGGTTGGTTCCAAAAACCCACCGATTCGCCGGGGAGTTCCACGAAGCTAAGTGAACCCACCCTGAACCATCTGCCCCGTATAGGTACGTAAAAACGTTGTCGTCGTGGGGCGGAGTGTGCATGACGTAGAAGAACGTCCGCGGGTGATTGGCGACCCCCATGTTCCCACGAATGGCTTGACCGTTTTCAAATTTGATTCCGCTCAGTTCATTGAGACTTCCCGGTTGGCCGCCTTGAACGTAGGAAGGGGGAGGTTGCCCCCACACAGCTACATCGAATTTCTTCAGTCCGGTTTCGTCAGCCCAAATCCCAACCGAGTCTCCATGATCCAATACTCCGTCCAGCGAAGCAGCATCCCACGCTCCGAACAAGGTCGCACTTGTAATAGCGGGACGTGGCGGCGCTGGTGGCGGTGGAGGAAGATCACCAACCTCCACCGTGATTATGTAGCCGCCCAATTCGCAATTGGGTTCGACCAAAACGATCTGAGAATCAATCGACTCGTAAGTGACAGAGAAGTTGTAAGTGACAACGTCCGAGACGTACTCCGCCGTTCCTCTGATCGTGGAAGAGATTGTGAATTCAGCGACGTATATTCCCGGCGGGAGATAACTCATGGGAGCCGGAGCCGTCACCGACGTTGGCATTCCCGCTCCGGTGATTTGCCAAATCAGACTGCCACCAGGCGTTCTCACCTTCACGGTGTATGCCCGAGCCGTCAGCCCGTCGTACTGGCAGTTGTTGAATTGGAATCTCGGACGATTGGTCGCATCGAAGACCCCGCCGTCTGGAATCGCAGCACCACCCTGGAATCCCTGAATTTCAAAAGTGGGCTTGTGTCGAGAATCAACTTCGACCCACATCTTGTAGCAGCGGACATTGCCGGTGCTGGACAATCGAACCGGATCAAACTCAGAGACGGCATCTGCCGTTGGCTGATTTGAAAACTGCCAAGGAACCTCTGTGTCGTAGTCCCTAACCGTCGCTGGCGCAGTCACATCTAAGGAAGAGAGCGGACCACCCGCCCCGCCCATACCCCGAAATTTCGGTGTGCCAGAAGTGGCAGCAATCCGAAACCCAACTCGGCTTCGGTGCCGCTCATGGTCAACCGGGACCACATGATTCGGGCCACGGAGAACGGCACTAGCAGTAGCGGAAGCTCCGATGAAGGTGGCATCCGATTCATCGGCAAGCACAGCATGAGCAGTCCCACCAGTGATTGTCCACGGCGGAGTGTTCTGAACCGTGGAATCGGGACGAATGATCTGTGTGTCAACCATTATCGCCTCTTGACCCACAGAGCTTGGGCGGTCGCTCTGTCATTGCTTGAAATTCGTGCGTCCACCAATTCAGTGATGTCCGTCTCACCAATCGTGACCACAAGATTGATCGGAGCCATGCCGCTCAACTCACGTCCGGTGAATTGATCGGTCACTCCCATCGCCACTGTTGTTGGAACCGCTGCCAGCGCCAAGCTCTGTACGCCAAAGGCCATAGGCGCTGCGAACCCACTGATACCCCCGCCGCCGCCTCCTGACATCACCGGGGATACCGCACCCGAGAGATTGGCACCCCCAGATCGAACTCCGGCGCTCATGGTGGACGCAGCCGTAGCCGCAGCCGTCGATACCGTTGACGCGGTTCCTGATGGTTGAGCCGGAGTCCCACCCCCAAAGAGGGATCGCATCGGGCCTTTCAACCAGTTCGGCGCATGTTCGATCAGCGCGTCACGAATCTTGCCCAAGAATTGAGAAGCCCAATCTCCAAAGGAACCAAGTGCTCCGGTGATTCCCTCTTTGATCGAATTGAAAAGCTCTTTTCCAAAACTGAGAAAACTGGTTATGGCATTGATGAATCGCTCAGGCAGTCCACCGACGAACTCGGTGATCCAGTTCCAAACTGAATTAGCGAACTCAGCCAGCTTGCTTGGAGCCTGTTTCGCCGCATCAACAATCCATGAGATGAAGGCGGTGAGAATTTCCTTGCCCTTGTTGATGATGTTTGAAATCGTGGTCCCGATCCATGAGAGGATCGCGTTCCACACATTCGCAAGCCAAGTGATGAACTTGCCGGGAGCGTCCACGATCCATTGAATAAAGGAAGTCAAGAGCTTGACCCCCCACACAATGAGGTTGCGGATCGTGGTCAGAATCCATGTGTAAATCTTGACCCACAGATCACCGAGCCACTTCACCACCTTTGGAATTGCGTCGAGAATCCACTGCCCAAGCGCGATCTGAGCTTTGACCAACCACGTCACGATGTTGATGGGCAACATGATTAGGAACCCAATTACATTGGCGACAAAATCGGTCATGGCGGAAATCACCATTGGGACCGCGTCCAGAATCCATTGCCACAAAGCGCTTGCCGCTCCGAGCAGTATCCCCGGCAAGGTGCCGATCCAGTCCAAGATCGCGGTGGCAACTCCCAAGAGGAAGGTTCCGATTCTGCCTGGAAGCTGTGCGAAGAAGTTGCCTATCGAAGTGAAGAACGTGGCGAGCGCATTACCGACCACACCAGGGAGATTTTGAAAGAAATCAATGAAGGCAGTCCAGGCTTCAGCGATCCAATCACCAATCCCCCCGAAGAAGTCCTTGATCGTCTCCCATGCCTCCCCGAGCCATTTGGTGAAGTTCTCCCAAATCTTCTTCGCCCCGGCGACGATCTTGTCCCAATTTTTCCAGATCACGATAATTGCAGCGATCAAGGCAATTACGGCGAGAATTATCCCGATCATGGGAAGTAGCGCAGCTTCGACAGACAGAATTGCGGGAGACAAAGCAAAGAGCACAGGGGCCAACGTTTCAGCCAAACCAATGATGATGCCAAGCGGTCCAGCGAGCAGACCAAGAATGGGAAGGATGGTGAGCAACACACCAAGGAAATCCCCTAACCCTGGAAGCTGGAAAAGCTCCACCAGCACACCGATCAGATCACCGAGAAGCATGGTGAAGGTTCCTAATGCTCCACTCTCTGCCATTGCGGTAATCAGTTCGATGAACCCGCCAACAAGTTCTTCCAGATTAGGACCGAGATTTTCAGCGAGTGCTTCTGCTAGGTCTTGGAGAAGGGGAAGCCAGTCGGTGCGAAGAGACTGAAGGAATGAAACCACGCCCTCTGTGTCGCCCCCGAGAAGAGGGGTGATAATCATGTCGATGATGTCGCCCATCAAGCCGTTGAATTCTTGGGCGACCGGAAGTGCGTTTTCAAAAATTCGATCTAGGGTGCTTTGCCCTTCAGCCGAGCGAAGGAAATCGACCCATCCCTGAGTAGTCTCTTCCAAGGTTGCGAATTGGGGAGCGACCACGTCAGCCCCAACTCGGAAGACCTCCCACAGAGCTTCGATGATGTTCCAGATCGACCGGCCTATCGACTCGGCACGGTCGTACCAAATCTGAAGCTGATCGCCAAGCGCCCCACTCTCGGTCCCGGTCTGGATAAAGGTGGCGAAGTTCTCCATCGCCGTACCGAGACTTTCGGCAAGCTGCATCGCTAGCGGAGCGGTAGCGGCAAAGAACCCCGGAAGCACCCCGATCAGTGGGACCAAGCCGTCCATGAGAGAGCGGAAGACCCCCACCGATGCCCCGAACACAGTGCTCCACGATTCCAGAGCGGATTCAGAAGTGAGAAGCTCGCTGGCGGCTTCAGCCGCGCCACCGATGATCCGACCCATTGTCCCGGCAAGCTCGGTCATTTCCGGTATCAGCGCCCCGAGATTTGAAAACGCTTGATCCAGCGCCGGGAGCAACCCAACTTGTGCCGCCACCCCGACTTCCAACCAGGCATCGGCCTGCTCTCGGATTGATTCGGTGAACTCGTCCATCGCTGGTGTCTCGGCCTTGAATGCGAGAACGATGGGGAGAATCCCGGCTCCGATTGCAGCAACGCTTCCCGCCAGTGCTCCACCCAAACCGACGGCGGCAGTAGCGATGTAGCCAAGCTGCCCGACCAGTGTGGTGATGTAGGACGCAGCCAGCTTCAACGCCCCACCGAGAGCGGGAATGGCAAGAGCTACGAGCCAGAATCTTCCGGGGAGCTTGAATTTCTTCAGATTATTTATCAGCTTTTTGAAACGCTTGGAGGTGTCCTTGTCGGTATCACTCATTCCTTTCTTCATGCCCTCACGAAGACGAGTGGTAAAGCTCTTCCCCCCTTCATCACCAGCTTCGCCCATTCCCTTTTTGACACGCTGAGTGATCTTTTCATTGACCTGAGAATCGACATCTCGGTCGATACCGGACATACCCGAGTCAAGTCCATCCTTGATGTCCTTGGACAATCCAGTGGTGAGCGCCCGAATGCGAACATAGGCGGTGCCGACGACCTCCGCCATTAGCGGCTATCCGTCGTAGAAAGGAATGTCTGATCCGTCAGCGGGAGCGAACTGACGAGCGATAGCGGGGAACCCGGTCGCGTCCTCAAAGTCCAGCCCGCCCATCGTGTCTTCCAGACGAGCGATTGCCTTGGCCTCTTCCTCCGTGCGAAGGCTCATTTCGGTCAGCAAGAAATAGCCGTAGTCGTAGAGAAGATCGGCACGCTCGTCCCGCAAACTCCGTCCGGTCTGAGCGAAGAACCGTCCGCTCGCCGCCGACCAGTTGGTTGCTAGGAAGCCATAGACGGCTCGGACGGCAGACCCGCTTTTCCCGAGAAGGACTCCGCGAAGAACCCGGCAATCTCAGAGAGAATGTCGAGCGTGATTCCGTTCGACTCGTCGTCAATGAAAGACTTGAACTCACCCCACGACTCTTCCGCTATGGAGAGATGAAGCATTTCATTGACGGCTTGTGCCAGCGTTCCCGGTTCGTCGGTGTCGATCTTGGCAAGGAAATCCAAGATCACCGAGCCTGCCACCGCCGGTCGTCCCTTGACCTCAATCGACTTGGTCCCATCAGCGGATTCCAGTTCGATAGTTTGAACTTCGGTCGGGACGTAACCCTTGAACGTCTTCCTAGCCATGCCGTCTTGCTCCTGCTCTCTCGGTCAGTCGAGCGGTCGAGTTCTCGTCTAGGGAAAGCACCATATCACGCGACAAAGCCCCCCGCCGCCGGAGGGCTTTGCGCCGGTCCATTCCTGTGAGGATTCGCACCCCATCGGAGGCTAGTCAGTATCCACTTCGTAGTCTTTCAAAACGAATCGCTGTTCGGTGCCTCTCAACATTGGCTGCCACCAGTACGTCCCGATGTGCTTTCCGAGCAAGGGCTTCTCGGCGGTATAGGTTTTGAAATGCCCCCGAACGATGTGGACCGCCACTCCGCCTTCGCCGTGCTCGCCAGAAGGGGCATGGGATTTGTGAGGCTTGATATGCAGTCTTTTGAAAACGACCAGTGGCTTGTCCTTGCGCTCTAGCCGACGGCGCTCCGGTCGTGGGTAACTCGGTGTCTCGTCGTCCAATCCGATGTTGGAACAGTTAATCATCGACACCACCATCATCCCGGCTTCCATCAAGGCTTGGATAGTCGTCCATTCAGGGTCTTCAAGGTCAACAACGTCACCGATCTGATCTACGTGAACGCTGCCCCCCTCTACGTGAATTTCTCGTCCCGCATCTACTCCCGGCGAAGTCACCGTGCGATCTGAAATGAACGACCAAGCCGAGCCAACCGGAACCATCGTTCCACCAGCATCAATCACCATCGCCGTCCAATAGATCGGGAGCACTCCACCGGGAAGATCAGCGAACATCTCCAAGCCGAGAACCCACCCTCCCGATTCATCTACCGCCCGCATCAACCTCATGCCTTCCTCTTCCAGCACTGCGGCTGAGAGAGGCATCGTCTTGTAGCGGTTGGTCATGTTGGTGAACGAGAGCAGAACGCCGGTTGCGAATTCGGTGCGTAGGTCGTCCTTGGTCGGACCATTGGAAACAGTGATGGGCCAAGGTGAAGGCTGCATCTCAATGACGAAGTCGTCCCACGGTGGGGCGCAGACGGGGAACTCGGGCTTCATCCCGTCGAGAATCATCTGAGCAACTTCGTCACCCAAGACAACTACGGGATCACGAACCCATTCGGTCAGTCTACCGAGCTTGCTCCACTCGCCCAACCGAATTCTGTCCCACGTCCGAATCTTGTCTGTTGTCATATCTGGCTGTGATTATAGCAGCCAATAATTCTACGTCAAACTCTCTAATGTCGAGTCTTGCCAATTCCGCTTCTACCGGGACGTGGCGAGCGTCTAGGTAGCGATGATCGGAATGGTCACACTGATTGTTCGCCGCCTGGACCCATTGATACCGGGTATGCCCCCAAGCGCCACGTTTCAAAAACGGGCAGTCTTCGCTCACGTCAGCAATCGAATCAGAAGCCCGATTGAGAGCACAACAAAGACGACGACAAAAACGCACCAGGCCAGAGCCACGGTGACGGCGAGATATTGACCCAAGGTCAACTCGTCAATCCACTTCACGTCAGCCTCCGCCATGAGCCAAGCCCCACCTTCTCACGACCAGTGCGGAACGACGGCAAGGTAATCGACGCTTCCTTGTAGCGCTCGGTCGAAGATCGAATCGACCCGAACCCGAGAAGGTCGGTGTCGTCAATGAGTAGCGCCCGCAAGCCGTGAACCATTGCGTCCATCCGGTTTGGCGACCAGCGGCCCTTCTCTTCCCATGATGTCATTTCGTCTTGGAGCAGCGGGAAATCCTGTGTGTGCCGAACCCGGTCCATTCGATAGGCCATGACCACCGGCTCGGCTCGGGCTGCTTTCGACTTGGAAGCGTGGACCGTGGCAACCGGAACCGATGGGTCAATCTGATGCAGGATCGTCCTCACCAGATCGCCACCCTGATTCCCCTCCACCACAACCAGCGCCCCGGTGTGGATTCGGTGAGCTTCGACAATCACGTTGGCCCACTCTTCCGGCTCTAGCCCCGGCTCGGTCAGATCATCGACTACCCACGCCTTGCGGTTTCCAAGACCACGATCAGTCGATGCGTAGCAGACCACGATCCCGGTGGCATCTCCGCCGGAGGTCACGCCGGGGTCCACCGCGATCACTTTCAAAAACTTGCGGAACTCCTTCGGCAACTTCTGAACCTTGATGTCCTTGTCTCGCCACAGAGCACCTTCGACATAGTCGAGCAGGATTCCCAAAAGCTCCTGCTTTTCAAGAGCGGTCCCGCCGTACTGGTGAATGAGATGTTCGATGTATTCGGGCGGGAGGTTGGTCGCATTGTCCATTGTCGCCCCGGTGAAAATCTTGACATTGAACGACCGATCTTTGGACTGATTGACCAGGGAGCGAATGAGCGGCACCCGTTTCGGGGTTGTCGCAACCATAACTTGTGGATTGTCACCGAGACGGGTGCCAATCAGAAGGTTATCCCAGGCCGACGCACCCGAATCATCCGGTATCAATTTCCACGCCGCCAACTCGTCAGCGGCGGCGAAGTGATGCGACGGCCCGCGTAATTGGGACGGCGACTCCGCTGAGAAAGTAGAAGCCAGCGACCCATTGGGCCAGACCAACTTGCGAACCGACGGCATGTATTCGGGTCGAGTCTCGGGAGGATGGACCGCCAGGATTCCCGACTCGCCCTGAACCATCGTGTCCCGCACGTCGCCCACGGTTCGACCGACCAGGGCAATCCGACAACCGGGATGCTCCTGTGCCTTATCCCGCACCCACTCCGAGAGCGTCCGTGTCTTGCCGTAGCCGCGCCCTGAGAGGATCAGCGTGATCCAGGCATCGGAGTGAAGGGCTTCTAGTTGCCGGGGCCGTAGCCAGAACTCAGGCGACCAGAGAAGGTCATTGGGGTCGATCCCCTCAGTGAGCTTGTCCTTCTGCTTCTCGGTGAGAGTCGAGAAACGTTCAGCTACCGACTGAGAGGGCTTTTTGGTCTGACGCTTCATGGGCTTCGACTATCTCAATCTTGGTCGCCATTGATTCCAACCGCTCCCGCAAGATAGACCCTGCGTCAATCTCCGCCGAGATTTTCACATTGATGGTGGTGTCGGCGGTGAGGCCAGCGCGATCCAGAAGTTCCTTCGCAGCCTGGACCCGCGCCATTTCCGACCGACCATTCTCAACCACGTCCAGAAGCGCATCAACCGCCTTCTGCGACCCCTCCACGATGTTTGCGTAGGCACTGAGCAAGATGTTACGCCGGACCTCCGGTTCGACCAGCGCCCCACCATGCTTGACACAGCGGTCAACTCCCGGCACCACTTCCCGTCCGCACATTGCTCCGGTACGGTCCCGGTAGAGGCAATTGAAAACCGTTCGGGCTAGGTGCTGCTCCGGTGTAACCGTCTCTAGCCCGAGCGATTTCCGAGTAGCGGAATGTGCCGCCATTTCGGTCTTCCACGCCGCCTCTGCTCGGAGGAAGAGGTCTAGCTTTTTGTCAGGGACCAGCTTGACGTAGTCCTTGAATGCGTACTCACTCGGAGCCGGGTCGAGCAACCGAGCCAGTTCCCAGAACTCATGGACTTCGCCCGACCCATCGTCAAAGGCGGCGAGCCACTCTTTGAAAGTGGGCGGAGCCTCAGTGACCGTGTCAGCGATGCTCACGGATTGTTCGGCAACCAATACTGCCGGTC